AAACGACATAAATTAAAAGAAATAGAATATCCTCTCGCTAAAGGGAAGGAAATTGAATCACCATATGCCGCAATGGAAGGGTGGATTGGAAAAGTTATATGGATGACTCCTGACAAATTTTTGAGTCTTACTCCTACCCTTTTCAATCCCAATCCAGCATCTTTAAAATATCTTGAAAAGAAAATAAAAAGAAATATTCCCATCGATTCTTTGATGTTATGGGTCAACATTGATACCAACACGGTAATCAGTCATGAAGGAAGACATAGAGCGGAAACAGCCAAGAAATTAGGTATCAAAAAAATTCCTGTAATGGTAATAATTTATAGCCCCAAATTACATCATAGTGGTGGGTACTTAAATGTTCCATCATGGACAAAACAACAACACGATTATATAAACAAAGCTGAATTTATGCCTCAAAGTGGGAAAAATTTGAAAGAAATTTACAAAGGAGGAATACCAAGATATCTTTATCATGCAACATTTTGGGAACTTACACCTTCCATATTTGAAAAAGGTATAGTATCAGGAGGAACACAATATATCAATTTTATAGGTAATGACCCCGGTGTGTATTTAACTCCTGATAAAAATCTTGCGGTTTCGTTTGTTGAAACTTCAGAAAACGAAGAAATTCCCAAGGAATGGTTTGATGAAATTGTTATATTAACCATAGATTTAAGGAAATTGGATAATAAAAAACTATTTGAAAAAGACCCTCATTGGAATGTTGGTAAAAAAGTGTCTAAATCTTTCTTGTATAAAGGAGTAATTCCACCATCAGCTGTTATAAAAATGGAGGATGAACACGGTCATATATTGCCTATGACATCTTCTTCACAACTTGGTCTTACTTAAAGATATTTATATTCAATGAAACTAAAAACTTTAATCCAAATAAATGAATGGATAAGTCATGCTCCAACCGTTAATAGATCGCCGGACCTTAATTTGTACCCTACGCCCGGAGGATTAAATGACGGTTCTCCAAATTGGGATGGTATCGTTGAAGGTAAGGATTGGTTCTGTTATATGGAAGGAAATGATTGGCAAACCAAACGTTCAGGCGCTTCCATTTACATCAATGAAGATGAAAAACCTTATAAAATTTGGGTTAAAATAAAGACCAATGGCTTGCGCAAACCAAATGACACAAATGAATCCTACAAGGAAAGAGTTCGTAAACATACGAACAAAGTGGCTCGTTCGTGGATGTCAGAAGCAAGAAGAATTTTCAAAAATATAGAAATCAACGAAGCGGGTAATCCTGTTCCCATAACGTGGAAACAAGCTTTTCGTGAAGCATTGAAGAACCCAAAGGTAAAAGCGCATTTGGCTGACTGTGGCGAACAGGAAATAGCCCCTCTGATGGATCCGGTCAACTTTACTCCAAGAAAATAACTTAGTTAGTTTCTCCAATTGCTATTGCTTGCCAATGCACCAACGAAGACAACGAATGTCTTGAATTGGAGTTTATGGTGAATCCTGATAAAGTTTGGTTTTGAACCACCCAAGTTCTAGCATCTCCGCCAATCACCGTTATAGAATACATTGATGGAAAGGGCGTAACAAAAGCCACGCTGTAAGTCAATGAACCATTTGCTATATTAAATGATGAACCACTGACTACTCCTGCCTTTATTATTTGACCGGGAATACCTGAAACATAAGAAGCGGTTAAAGCGTATGATGATGAAATTGCACTATTAGCTTGTGATGCTTGTATTGCATATGAAGCTGACGTTGCTGTAGAAGCATTTCCTTGTAAATTTCCAACAAACGAACCACTAACTTGTGTCGCCTGTGAAAAATCTATAATTGACCCTGTTGATGCATGTAAAGAAGACTCAATATTTACATCAACAAAACTAGCTGAATTTATGTAGAAAATCTGATCCATATTATCGTATTAAAATTATACTCGGGCATAAATATCGTTCAATTTTTATAAAACCAAGAATTATTCGTCTGTCATCCAATAAACATAACCTGTAAAAGGAACATGACTGTTAGATGATATTATAAAACTAGAAGTTGTTTTATTAAATATAGACCACAATCTAATATCTTCACCTGTAACTATAACCACATAAGATACATCTGAATAAAGAGTTTCTAAAGCCACTTCATAACTTTTAGGATTTCCTTGAAATAATGACCCAGCAATTCCTCCAAACTGAACGTTTTTTGGTGCCCAAGATGCTGATAAGGATGTTTCTGCTAATAATGCTACATTAGAAACCAATGATGTATTGGAAATATTTGCATAAGAAGCTGTTTGGTCTTGAGTTAATATTGATTGTCCAATAGAAGAAGAAGGAATATTTGCGACCACATTTCCATAACCATCAAGTAACCAATTAGTTCTTCCATCATTATACGTTTGAACAATATTTTGATAAGAATTAGAAATGTATTGATTTGTTAAATCCTTCTGTAAAAATTTAGGAATCATATCTATAAAGTAACAACGTTATAAATAGTTATCACTTTTATAAAGATTTCAATCTTATTTTTACAAAGCTTCTATTGCACATTCCTGTAATGTAAATGAACCTGTATTAGTTTGAGCCGTTATATCAATAAACCACGGACTGGAAGCCGCAATTGTTGCTACGGCTGGAGCAAGAGTTGAGTTAATCATTGATGAACTGTAATAAGCCATACCATCACAATTAAATGTAGTTAATGAACGAACAGTCCCAATTAAACTAAATCCTGCTCTAGTATTGGTTACAGTTGCAGCCGAGCTTGTAACCGAAGTCCATGCTAAGTTATCTGACGTTGTTCCATTAGCTCCAACACGAATTCTAAATAGAATTGAACCCGTCGAGCTGTTTGTACCGACACCTAATATTCTAAAATTTTGCCCAATTCTAACGCTATTGGCTGGAATTTTACAATTGAATAATAGAGTTTCATTTGCAGTAGAAGTTGCTACTGTGCCTGCTAATGCTGCATCAGCTATTCCATTTGATGCATCACCAATATTATTTGCAATGATAGGACTTCCGGTTATTGGTCCAATATTAAGATAAGGAGCGGTATTGTTACTACTTACATTATTACCTTTAATTTCAAAACTACTACTTGCACTTGAAGATGGAAAATTGATTGCATATTTTTGTGTATTCGTCGCCGTTCCAGCAGTTCCTATTGTGCATCCTTCTATCATCCAATTGCTAGCATTTTGACAAATATCAAAACCGTTATATACGCCTGAACTAGATTGGCTATTACCTGCTACCGTGCAATTACTCCATAATATATTGTTAGCCCCGGAATATAACCACTTGATACCATCACAATAATTGTTAAGAATACGGCAATCAGTAAACTTAACATCATCAATAATACCAGTATTACTACCACTAATTACTATTCCATAAGACTGAAAACCTGCTGTATTCGTGCTCGGATTTACAGTTTGTGTACCCGTTGTTCCACTAAACCATGCATCTTGAAATATCATACTTCTTGCACGAGCTGTTGTAGAACCAGCAGGATTAATGAGTAATGCAGCTAAACCACATGCGTCAAATAAACAATGGTCACAGAAAATGAAAGACACATCATTATTAGCTAACGGGTCTATAACTAATCCATAATTAAATGCAGCTACATCAAGTTTGAATAGTGAAGTGAACCCCGTTTGAACAATTTCAATACCATTCATTGGTTTTGTAGTTGGAGTATTAGAGAAAACAAGATTACTGATATATGTGTCACCGGTTGGTCCGTTGACAACACGAATTGCTGAGCCGCTGCCGGGATTACCACTATTGATAAATCCTTGGTCAACTCTTACAACTGATGAACTGTTTTGTATCAATATTCCATAGTAATAATTTGTAATACCAACATCGTAAATGAATACATTATTAGCTTGGTTAATGTTAATACTTGAACCTGAAGTTCTTGCAGAGTTACCATAAATCTGCATATGTCTTAATTCTATTACGTTTGTAGAACCTGCTGTATTATTACCAATTTGTAGAATATCACCCGTTGTTGCTGTATTCAATATTACTGTAGAACCAATGCCCGAACCAATTAACGCAACGTTATTTCCAGACATTGAAATTGGCGCAGAAACTTTATAAATACCCGGCGGAAAGAATAAGTCAACACTACGCGTGGAAGGATTTGGAGCGGCTAAAGAATAAGAAATAGCTAATTGAATAGCAGCAGTATCATCAGTGCTATTATTACCAGTAGCTCCAAATTGTTTTACGTTATAACCAGTCCATACAGGCCCAGTAAATTGTGAACTGCTTAATATTGTTGCAGTCAATGAACCAGATGATGGATTGACATATAAACTACTGGTTGTATATTCTGCTGTGCTTCCTGTATTAGTTGCAACGAATGTAAGATACCAATTAGCATTTGATGCGGTAACATAAAAAGATTGTATGGAAGAAGTTAAAGCATTACTAGCCCAACTTGCTGTTCCCCAAACACTTCCCGTCACGGATCCATTACAAAAACTAGCAGTATTTGATGTTAAAGCATTTGACGCCCACGAAGCCGTGCCCCATACTGACCCTGTAGCAGGTCCGTTCAAAAAACTTGAACTAATAGAAGCTGAAGCCCAACTTGATGAGACAGCCCAAAATGATTGTGATGCCCAAGAAGCTGATATTGCATAACTACTTGGTGTTGATGGTGCAAATGAAGCACTTACTGCATAACTAGAAGAAATTACATTAGTAGCCCACGATGAAGTTCCAAAAAATGAAGCCGTAATACCAAATCCACTTCCACTCATTTGAGTGGTCGAAGGATTGTAAGTCAAGTCTGTATCAATGTAAATTGATTGATAACCTGACGAACCTGTTGACAAGTTAAAATTGTAAATCGTGTTATTACTTGTGGCAGCAATGGATGAACTTAATGAGGCACTTGCCCATGAAGCAGACGTTGCATACGTTGCGCTTTGAACTGAACCTAATAACAAACTTGATGTTCCAGCATAACTTGATGAAATTATAGTTCCTGTGATTCCACTGGAACTTATATTGCTAGCCCAGCTAGCCGTACCCCAAAGTGAAGCTGTCGCATTTCCACTTAGAAAACTTGATGTTCCAGCATAACTTGATGAAATTATAGTTCCTGTTATACCGCTTGAGGAAATATTACTTGCCCAAGAAGCAGTTCCCCATGTGGAACCTGTATGAGAACCATTCAAAAAACTAGAACTAATTGCATTAGTTGACCAGCTTGCCGTGCCCGCTAAATTATTTGCCCACGATGCTGTTCCTGCTAAATTGGAAGCCCAACTTGCTGTTCCATTAAGATTGTTTGCCCAAGATGCTGTTCCCCATGTGGAACCTGTATGGAAACCGTTTAAAAAACTAGCAGATATTGATGCAGACGCAAATGATGATGAAAATGCAACAGTTGAAGAACTTGCATAAGAAGCAGACGTTGCAACGGATGATACACTTGCATAGCTTGAACTAATTGAAGCAGAAGCCCACGATGAACTTACAGAAGTATTTGATGAACTTGCATATGAAGCTGAAAATGCAACAGTTGATGCAGAAGCATATGATGATGAAATTATATTGTTTGCCCAAGATGCCGTACCCCAAGTAGAGCCTGTGTGTGACCCATTCAAAAAACTTGCACTCGTTGATGAACTTGCATACGAAGATGAAAATGTTATGGTTGATGCGCTAGCGTATGAAGCTGAAAATGCAACTGTTGATGCGCTAGCGTATGAAGCTGATAGTGCCGTTACGTTTCCTGTAATACCGCTTGAAGAAATATTACTTGCCCATGACGCTGTTCCAAAAACCGAACCTGTAGAATTTCCATTTAAGAAACTTGCGCTAACTGACGAACTTGCCCATGATGAACTTATAGAAACACTTGATATACTTGCATATGAAGCAGAAATAACATTGGATGCCCAACTAGCCGTTCCCCACACCGAAGCCGTTGCATTACCATTTAGAAAACTTGCACTAACCGACGCAGAAGCCCAACTAGATGATACACTAACTGTTGATGCACTAGCGTATGAAGATGATGTTGTAAATAATGAACGGGATGCAAATGAAGCGCTTGTGGTAAATAATGATGAACTAGCCCAACTTGATGATACATTAAATAATGACTGTGACGCCCATGATGCTGAAGTTGCATATGTTGCACTATTGATTGAACCTATTAAGAAACTTGCAGTACTTGCATAACTTGAACTGATTGATGCCGATGCCCAACTTGCACTATTTGATGGTCCACCAGAAGAAGGTGCCCAAGAAGCACTTATTGCATTACTAGCTGTTCCAATTAATGAACCTGTTAATAGAGTGAGTCCACTGGCATCAAAATATGCCATCTGAAAAGAATTACTAATAAGAAATCTAATCGAATTATTCGTGTTGGTTGATAACCATAAATCGCCACCAGCCATTTGAATATAACCATCCAATGGTTTAACCCAAGGCCAATCCCCATCATTATAATTGGAACTACCAATACCTAAATCTATATAATGTGTTGTTTGACTTCCAATGTCAGCAGTTGCAACTATATCAGTAGAGGCACTTTGATTATTAGAAAAATTTTGATTATAGATTTGGAAATAGTTGTTAACCGTTCCATAAGCCCCAATACAATTTACTGAAGATGTATTGATTTGAAATACAAGTAATGCTTCAGGATTAGTTGGAGTTGGACTACCAGAATTAATAAGAACATATTGGCCACCATAAACCTGAACACTACCAGTCAACGTTAAACTTTGGTCGGGAGCCCAATACGGAATATGATATGGTGTAGCACCAACGAATTGAGGCTTATTTGCCCTTACAAATACACCCGTTCCTGTACCTGTATATTCATCTTTAGTTAAATGATAATATTCACCACCCTGACCGCCTTGTAATCCCAACAAACTGTTATGTTGAGTAACCGTAGCCGGAGCAAAGATTGTATTATAAGCTGATTGAACTGTTGGAGATGTTGAACCACTCTGAACAACAATAGAACCAACCAATAAGCCAATGGCTTGTAATGTTGTAGGTATATTTGCTGGTGGTTGAGCAGATGTTTGTGCTTCCACTAAAGTAGGATATTGCTGAGAGCCTAATACAATAACAGCATCAGTTTTATTATCACAGACAAGAGTATATATAAAATTAACTGACCAAGAATTTGGCGTCAATGCAGTTAATCCGCCTATTCCATTATAATGAAGATTATCATAACCATACCCCGTTGAATAAGTCCAATTACTTGATGAATTAATATAATGGTAAGTTGTGCAACTTGCAGTTTGAGACGATTGAAATTGTGAAATAAAATGTTGATTTGGTCCAAACCATACACTACCAGCCGTAATACCAAAATCCGAACCTGTTGTGAAAAGGGTGAAACCAGCTTGTCTCTCAAATTCATGTAATGTTATATCTTTATATTGCAAATTATTTGCAACTGCTAGTCCTGAAATACCTGTATTAAGTTGATGTATGTCCCAAGTGATTCCATTAAAATCAACATTTAACAAAGAAACGGCACATACACTAAGATTATCAATATAGTATGGATTTAATGATAATTCATATTGAGCACCACTACCTGAATGAGATGTAACAATAAAGTTAGTATAACCGGGTATCAGACCAAGGGTTGTTTGCGGTAGTGAATACTGAGTTACAACACCTGTTCCTGTTGAATCAGGGTATAGATTGACACTACCTGTTGAAATAGTAATTGTTCCATTATTATTATTTGTTACAATGATATTTGATATTACACCAGCATATCGGTTTATGGTATTATCAGCATATGAAGAAGTTGTAGCATGTGATGAACTTATAGCATTTGTAGAAAAACTAGCCGATGTAGCTGAACCTTGTAAATTTCCTATAATATTAGAAACATTTAATGTAAAATCGGACATGTCATAACTTATGCCATTATTCTGGTCGGTATAAACCGATTGAACACCTGTATTAGTTTGAACAAATACAGGATACCATATTCCGGTATTTGTTTCATTTGTCTGTATATTTACAGCATTATAGGCGTTTGAAGAAGTATCAGAGAAACTTGCACTTACCGCATATGATGCAGTTCCACTAGATAATGAGGTATATGATGCTGAAGTTAAATGATAATATTCACCTGATTGACCACCTTGAAGGCCACTCAAATCATTATGATATGTTATTCCCGAAGGAGAGAAATTTTGAACAAAAGCCGAATCTACTTGTGTTGCGGTGGCATCACCTTTATGATAGATTGCCCTACCAACCAAAATAGCAATATCAATAAGATGTTGTGGTGGAGTTGGTGGTTGTGATTGTTGAGCAGCAAGTAATGACCCATAATCCGGACTATACATTACTATTGTTGCATTATTATTTCCAACACCACGATAGATATAATTGACAACGTAATGATTTGTACCCGATCCTAATGCTACAATATTTGTTCCATCATCACATTGAGTGCTGGTCATTTGTGTAATCAATGACCCTGACCATACAGAAGCAGAATGTGCAACTAATATTGTTCTACTTGTGGACGAATTTACTGCAGGCAAAATTATTTGGCTTGCGCCCATCCACACACTACCTGAAGTTATGGAAATATATTTAGAACCACTTTCAGATAAATTTAGTCCATTCCCCCGTTGTATTCCTTGTGTCCATCCAACTTGCGTAAGCAGTTTATTAGCAAGTAATATACCGGGATTATCATATGATACGTAAGAAGGTGTGTTACTGGCACCATTTGTTATTGTATAAACATATGTAGTTTGTATGCTATCAACAACCGTTCTATCATAGGTAAGTTGATAAATTGGGCTTCCACTATTATAGGTGACAACAATATATCCAGCATTTAAGAACGATGAAGTATCAAAATTAAATGATGATGATTGTAATGGATAATTTCTTACAAATCCGGTTCCATCTGATGTTGTGCATAGATTAACACTGCCCGTTCCAACAATAAAACTTGAACTATTAAGAAACGTAATAGAAGGCACATTCGTCATTCCAACAAATGGATATGGGCGTTGGCCCAAATTACTGACGTAAACTTGAACAATACCACTGCCACTATTTGCTGCTACAACATATCCAACACCAACCGTTTGTGCTGGGTCAGGCAATGGAAATGGAACTATAGAACCCGACGTGGTATTTGATAGATATACTTGTTGACCCGGAACAAACATTGAAGTATCCAAGTTATAAATCAATCCCAACGTTGTAATAACACCAATACTACCACTATTGATTGCTTGTGGAGCCAATCCAATAACCGCTGACTTTTGACTGTTATTAACACCATCTGCTAATGCTAGTTTAACAATAGGAACATTACCGATAGAACCTGTAGAATATACAGAACTTCCGTTTGGTATGTATTCTCCAGCATAAGCTCTTATCCAAGTTTCTTGTCCAATTTCCAAAGGTAAGTTTGGAACATCTGAATACATTGCATAAGTCTTCGTAGAATCATCCCACCACATTTCTGCTGCTTTATATGGTGGTGTAAAAGAACTTGTTACAGATAAAATATATGATTGAGACAAATAGATATTAGCACCCGGATTTAAATAACTTGCTGAAAGTGATGACGATGCCCATGAAGCGCTTACAGATGAACCGCCACCCGGTGCCCAAGATGCACTTATAGAATTACTTGATGTTCCATACAACGAACCTGTAAATGATGGAGCCGTCAATCCACCTGTCATTGTATCACCTGTTCTTAATACAAATGTGCTTGAAGGTACGGGAATGGTTACACCAGCAGCAGTACCACCATCTACAATCATGTGCATATCCGGTGTTCCTGTTCCATTATCACATTTGAATTTACAAACCAATCTATCGGTAAGATTTATTGCTATACTTGATGTGTTAATGACTGGAACAGTAAAAGAGTCATTAACATTGGTTGTTATTGGAACGGATGATGGAGAAGGCAATTCAATATATTCAACACTTGCACTTCTTATATAAATTTCAGGATGAACGGTATTAGCAGCAACACCACCAACCCTATAAAGATGAAAATGAACATTGATTGTTCCTTGAGAAATATTTTGAACATTAAGTGCTGGTGAAACGAACTCCATAAAATACTGTGAAGCCGAAACACTTGTAACAACGATTGCTGAAGTAGAAGCACTTAATGGAGATGTTAATTTTAACATCTGTTCATACCCCGGAATATCAGATGAAGCAGAACGAAAGTAGTAATCAAGTCCTTGTGGACTAATGCTGTCAACATAGTTTTTTGTGGCAACTTGATTTGCAGCCGTTGGATCAAGTGTTACAATATTACTAGCACTAATATATGATGCTGTAATACTATTTACTAAAATATTTTGTTGTTGTGATGACCAAGATGCACTTAATGATTGCGATGACCATGAAGAACTGATGGATGTGTTAGAATCATCGGCTAAAGAAGCTGTTTCAGCTAACAATGCTACATCAGAAACTAATGACAATGATGCTATATTTGCATATGATGATGACAAAACATTAAAAGCATAACTTGCGCTAATTGATGACGAGGCCCATGAAGAACTAACAGAGACATCTGCACGATAAGAAAAATCGGTAAAATTAGATAAAATTGCTAATGATGCTGTATCTGTAATTTCTGCAAATGTTGAATAATTTGAAGTATCAGAATGATTTGCTTCAACAGCATGTGATGCACTTAAAGCTGTATCGGAATATGATGAACTCAAACTTTGTGATGCCCATGATGCAGATATAGTGGATACCACAGAAGAAGTAACATATGTTATCGAAGAAGAGACAGCATATGAAGCTGTGCCGGCCCATGAGGCAGTTTGGTCTTGAGTAAGAATAATATTACCAATGGAAGATGATGGGATTCCTCCTATAACATAACCAAGACCATCCAAAAGATAAGTGGTGGAGCCTGTCGGGTCAGCATATCTTTGCACCACATCTTGATAAGATGTAGAGATATATTGTTGAGTTAAATCTCTTTGAGGAAATTGCATATGTTATAATTATCTTAATAATCCATTTATTCCCCGCAAAATCGTTCTAGCATGATAATTATATTCAGGATTGGCTTTAAAATATTCCTTTAGTATTTGAACAAAGTCTTTTTGTTTTCTTTGAAAATTACTTTTTCTTATACCAAACTGTTCACATATTATTGCAATTTCTTTTTTCGGAATCAAAATGTTAATGTCTTTTCTTTTTGATGAAAGAATATTCGACGACTTTTTTTCAGTATGACTTAATATTGGACGTGTTTTAATCTTGACAACGGGCTTTGTTGATTGTTTTTGTTCATTGACTTTTACTTTTACAGAAGTATGTTCTTCAACGATAAAATCGGATTGCCAAGGCCGAAAATAGGTGTCTTCCACTATCACTTCAAGATGCATGTTGCCGCGGGTATTTTCATCTAATATTCCCTTCAATCGTTTGATGGGGATGATACATTTCTCTCCGTTTAATTGACCATTGAATACCAAATTAGGCCCATTGACAGATTCCACAATTAAACGTGCGATAGAACCTTTTAGTGTAGCATTTTTAACCGATACCTCACATTCAAAGTTCTCGTTTTTATCAACATAAAGTTTATATGACATTTTGTTCCTCCAATTTTACATCCAAATCAATGCCCGTAACAGCTTTTACAACCATTTTAACATCATCCACTGAAATTTTCATATCTCCCACTTCTTTTTCTTCCTCATAAGTTTGACCTTTTACCTTGCAAATCAATTTTATCAACCGTTTTCTTTTATTAAATTCACCAGCTCTATAGGGATTCCACTGTTCTTCCGCTTGCCACGGCTGAATTAGGGTCGTAGCATCCAAACCTACCGGTTGCAATTGAACCGGTAGAGCGGGTGGAAAAGATTGCGAACATTGTGACCATATAAGGTTTTCATTTTTCCACCATACACCTTGGTTGCTCCATGTGGCACAAATTTCTTGCACCAACTCACAATCTGCCCACGTCCAATTTCCATTTTTCCAAGGAATTCCTGCAAATTCCCAATAATAACAAAATTTAATCATATTATAAATAGAATTGGCTTACTTCTTAATCATAATGTATTACGTTAAGTTTAATCATAATAAGTTATATCAAATGGCCCCTGACGGGCCACATCACTAATGGCTTCAAATAAGTTACTCTTTTTGGTCGCAGCGACCTTGGTTCGCAAATACCTACTTAATGCGGTCAAATGTTTACACAAGCCTTCGCCATAATCGTAAGCGGGTTTTGGTCTCCTATTTATACAGCCACTTAAACTATCAGGGCCAACGTCGCTAGCGCCTTGCTGCGTATCGTTATAAGCAAACCGATACATGAAATCAGGACAACCACAATCCACCTTGCATTCCAAATTCATAGCATCGTCACCATGTTCCACTTCTCCTTTGAGAAATAGAATATGGCCTTCAAACGGTTCATCTGTTACCGTGGTCTGCGGACTTGATTTGTATCGGAAATTCCATTGTTCCTGACCTTCTTCAATACTAACAGGAATTGAACGTACTCTTACGTTGGCCGCACGTTCTTTTCTATCATCGGTGGTCAAATCCAACAATTCCTTGTAAGTCATGGTTTCGTTTACAGATGATTGTTCACAAATTTCATTGAGTTTTTCTTTAATAAATTTTAAATGGGAATCTTCCTTGCGCAAGCATACTTTTTGATATTCCTCCGGTGTATATGTTCTGTTAATTTTATTGGTAACATATGCAACTTCTCCCTTGTCAGGGTCAAAGCCCCACTCTTTCCATTGTTTTCTTGTTGGGTCGAATTTTCTTCCATTTTTAAATTCAATCCACGTATGAGCCGACCAATTATCCTCATCATCTTCATCATAATACTCGGGAAAATAAACCCACCCTTCAACAATTTTAAAATCGGTTATTCCCCTTTTTAACAAATAATCGGTAGCTAATGCCGTTGCTCCCAAGCAACTCCCCAAAGTATGTCTATTAAATCCTTTTGGAAACATTCCTTCGCTTTGTTTTGGTGGCGTTTCTTGATTGTATTCATAAACTTGTTTGGTAATTTCTTTCAAAAACAATTTAAATTCTTCTTTAGCTATCCAATTTTCTTTGATTTTTACTATTGAAAACGTTTTAGAAAAACTATTAAGAGGAGTAGGTGAAAAAAACAAATCATCTTCATGAACATTTGAATGATAATCGGAATATTCGGCTGACCAAATTTTTACTGGTATAAATTCCTGTCTTTTTGAAACATAATCAACAAGTGCATAATAGTCATGAATTCTTGTAATAAATTGTCCTGTTTTGAGATTATACACCACTTCAATAGGTTCTTTTTTAACATGTACTTTTCTTTGCCTTACGTCTAATATGGCTTGAGACATTGTGTTTCTTGATAAAGACAATGCTTTAATCGGGAATTTATCTATAAAAAGAGCATTGGGTTCATCCACCCCTGCTTTTAGAATATCAAACAATTCACCATATGTCATGCGAGCAATAGCCATATAAGTATAAATAAGTTACCATATTTGAAACCCACCACATGTTCGAAGAAATTTGATAAATTTCTGAATGGTTCCAACATTAGTTTGATAGGGTTCTTCGCCGGGCTTTAAATGTGTGCCGGGTTTTATACCGGGTACGGTTTTTGGTAAATTTCGCCCTCTTACAGGACGATTATATGGTTGTTTCCCTATTAAAGATTCAAGAGCATTAGCGAGTTTATTACATTCTTCTTGAGTTTGCAAACCTTGACCATTATTATCTTGCCATCTATGCAAATCTTTAATACCTAAATTAAATTTAGCATTGGCTTGGCTTATAAGTTCAAGCAATGGACGATATTCCCAAGATGTGAGTGAGAACCGATTTATCGATAAAGCTAACTTTGGAGTTCTTGGGATAAAATCAAACGTCTCATTAATTTGTTGAACGATTTCCTTAATAAGCCATTTTAATTGTTTTTTGGTCATATGAGTATAAATATTCAAGGAATATTGAATCGACGCAAAAGAAAAGAGCCGTATTTCTACGGCTCTTTTTGAATTAATAATTATCCTGTTCAGATTATACCGTGTCCAAATCTGCGATATAGATTTTACCGTAGAATTCAGGACGAACAATCTTCTTCGCGTAACGGGTCATTACACCGCGTCTTGGCGTGAAGTTCACAGGGTCATACACTAACGGTGTTTGAACCAATGGGATGTACGGAGCATATACTGCACCGGTTTCCAAGAAGTTATTACCACGGAAGCCCATTAGAATGATGTTATCAGTCATGTATGGGTTCTTGTAAACTTGGAATCTTGAGGCAAATGAGCCTACTCTTGAAACGCCCATAGCGAACTTCGCTTGGTCGCCGTCGGTATTCACTACAAATCCCGGAATACATTCAAGGATGGTTGCCACTGATGGGGAGATAACCATGAAGTTAGCACCACCACGAAGCGTCAATTGGTGAATTCTGTTGGATACCTTTTGAATCTTGTTGCCAAGAGTTTGGTACCATGTTGCCTTGGTGTAATAACCACCAGTACCTGCCGCTGTAGTTTGAACAGCAGTATAAGTACCAATACCCGTAGGAACGATTTCGGTGTTGAGACGAGCGCTCCAACGTTCAATATTAATAGGTAATACTGCGTTAATCAACATATCCAAGATTTCCAAATCAATTTCCATAGAAACGTATTCAGAAAGCAAGGCTGTCAATTCTGCTTCCGCGTCAATGCTGTGATAAGCATTCAAGTCCTGAGCAAGTTCAGGCGTCCAAACGGCTTTCAACTTACGTGTCTTAGCTACGATTGGTTCGGAGTTAAGTTGCAAGTTTACTTCAGGAATACCGATATCCTTGTTGAGACCGGTATCTGTGGTTGACTTACCTGTTGGATAAGGGAATCCTGTATCAGCACCTGCGACGTTTGTATTTTGAGTGTTATCTTCGAAGTCACCACGGTCTTGTGGGCTTGTCTGAACACTGTAAATAATACTACCCGTTACAGAGTCACTGACACTAGCAGATATGACAAATTGGACTTCTCCAACTTGCGCACCACCGGCATCAATACCCGTGCCCAACACGAATTTCGTGAATGGCGGGAAGTAAATGTCGCCGCTTACTCCAGCACTTGCGGTTGCAAATGAGCCGGAAGAACCGACAGCTTGTACTAGGCCAAACGGCACAAAAGAACGAACAGCTAATGGGTCAAACGGGTTTCCTTGGGAAACTGATTGATTATAGAAGTTCGTGCTCTTAATAGTAATAAGTTGACCGTTTACAAAGGAGTTGGAAATACTATTTACAACACTTTGTACGGAGCCGGATGCAGCCGTTTGGGTGTAATAATTTGCTAGCCAATCAATATCTTCCAATGTCGATGTGGCGGTAGTAAAATATATTGAACCGCTTGTTGCAACCTTTTGATTGATGGAATAACCATATCGGCCTGCGCCGTATAGACCACCACTAAATGTATCGGTAGAACCCAGCTTGATACCAGTACCACCGAACAATGATTGATAATATGAACCTGATTGGTCAGCAGGGCTGCCGCCGTGTTGTGAACCATACTTGAAATCCAAGTAGAACACAAGACCAGATGGAAGGTTCATCGGCTGAACGGATACGAATTCCTTCGCAGCAAATTCAGCGAATACACGTCTGACCAATGGTAGAGCTACGCCCGCCCATTGTTCAGAGTTTGCAGAGGTACCTGTGGCGGTTGCTTCTTCAATCAGCTGTTTGGCTTGATTTTCGAGCAACACTGCCATGTTGGATTTCTCCACATCACTCTTAATACCATCAAGAAGACCGGTTTTATCCCACTTGGTCACAAGACCACGGGTTTCCTGCATCAAACGAGCTTGAGGATTTAGAGTGTTTGTTAACAATGATTTAATATTTTCCATATTGTTTTCTCTATTTTTCTTTTTGTTGTTTGCTCACTATTGTAAATTACTTCTTTTCAGGAGTAGCTTTTGGTGCATCCTTGATTCCAGCGAGCTTCTTGAATCTCAGAGCCATCTCGTTACCTTCGGTAATTAACTTGGAAGGTTTCGTTGATGATACCGGCTTTGATGCGAATCCTTCGGTAATCTGCTTGACTTGGCCCTTTTGTGGAATTGGTTTTGCAACCGGCTTCACAGATTGGATTCTCGTCATATGCGTACCGAAATTTAGGGACTCCGCCAATAGGGCGTAGGCCAGCTTGACTTCACGAACACTCTTTGTTAGGTCAAATGATTCGACGATCTTCATACGATATGGGTCGTCCAAAACACCTGCGAATTCTTTAAACAACTTGTTCGTGTAGAGTAGTTTAGCATTCAACAGATTAACCTCATTAATTTGTCCACGAAGGAATTCAATGGTTTTATAAGCTTCCCTCAAAGCAACTTTGTATTGGGTAGCTTCTCCCATTGTTGGCTTACCAGTTCCCTCTGGGGTGCCTATATTACCTTTACCACTAATATTGTGGTTCTTGCCCGTGAGCTGTTTCTTACTAGCATCCGGGCCTGCTGGATAACCCTTTACTCCACCACCTTTGTTCTGACCAGCAAGTTCTGTGGTCGGAATCCCTTGGTTTTGTAGAGCTTCATCCATTTCTTCTTCCTCTTCCTCTTTCTTTCCTTCGTCTTCCTCTTCCGCTTCTTCATTGAGAGCGGCGAGTAATTCTTCAAGATTGATATTTTCATCATCTTCGTCTTCTTCTCCCGGTGCTTTTGCAACAGGAGGTTCCTCAACGCCTCCAGCATTCATGCCGGCTGGCGCGGTGGCGGCCGCGGCATCATCTTCTGGAGCAGCACCGTCTGCCGGTGGGCCATCAAGATTAATATCAACTGCGCTACCCGGTTCTGCATCAACCGGAATTTCTGCTTCCGGTTCACCATCACCTGCGGCAGCAGGGGCCGGTGGTAATTCTGCATCTCCACCATCTATTGGTGCGGGGTCTTCTGTCGGAGCGGGGGCTGGAGCAACCGGTTCGTCTTCCACCTTTTTACCCTCTTCTTCATCAGCTACTTCATTTTCCAATTCCGCAATAATTTCATCTAAATCTTCCGAAGTCAGGCCAGCTTCACTAACGGCTTCATCACAGGTGCATAGGCTGGCGGGTTTACCACAAGTCTTGCATTCCTCAACAGATTCCTCTTCTTCATCGGCTACTTCGTCCATTTTTTTGCCTTCTTCTTCCTCTTCTTCGGCTGTCTCATTAACTTTTTTGCCGAGTTTTGGAACACCTGTTGGGCCTAACCCAGCTTGAACGGCTTTAAAACTTGTGTCACCAGCGCCACCTTTTGGTGTCTTTGGATTACCTTTAGTAACGGCTTTGGTTGCTGGGCCTTTGGCTTCGCCGCCTTTACCTGAAACTTGGTTTGGGGCTTCTACTTCCTGTAGTCCCTCTTCTTCTTCCTCTTCTTCGGATTCCTCTTTTAGTCTGTCGGCAAACATTGCCTCAAAGCGAGGAGCGAAGGCTTCTTCAAGAGCAGCTTTAGCATTGGCGAGAGCAGTAGCTCTTACTGCCTTAGCATCAGCAATTGCTTCTTTTAATAGTTCGCTATTAATCATAGTTTTGTTTTTCTTTGTTTTCTGGAGCTATTTGGAGCTTCAATGAAGTTTACGTTTTGAATACGTGGCAGCAAATGAAGTTGCTGCATTTCTGATAAATAAATAGTGTTATTTTTTCTAAAATACAAAAAATCTTACGGAATGATTGATAATATTTATGTGGTGTTATGTATAATCATAAAGAATATCAGAAACAATGGAGAGAAACACATAAAGAATATAAGAAAACGTGGTTCCAAAAACACAAAGAAAAATACAAAAAGAAATACAAAGAAAGTCAAAAAAATAGTTTTCTAGTTAAGAACTACGGCATTTCTATTGAACAATACAACGAACTGTTTCTTAAACAAAATGGTTGTTGTAAAATATGTGGCAGGCATCAGTCTGAATTTAAGAGAAGCCTTGCGGTTGACCATTGCCATGATACAAAGAAAATTAGAGGATTACTATGTCATCACTGTAATCAAGGTATAGGTGCATTTTTTGAAGATATTTTAATAATGGAGAGAGCAATAAACTATATTAAAGAATCTTCTAATTAGGTTAATTCTTGTTATATTTATTAGACAGAATAAATCATATGCCAAGCAAATCAATAAAACAGCAACATTTTTTTAAAGCAGTAAGACGAGCAAAACATGACCCTGATTATGGGGATGCGCGTATTAGAAAGGTAGCAGGGTCAATGAGTGATTCTGATATCAACGATTTTGCCAATTCCTTGGCGGAATTAAAAACAAAAAAAGCTGTATTATCAATTCTTAAAGATATCCGTGAACCAATGTATCTTGATGAAGCGGGTGAAGAACCTACCTCAATTAATCCTGTGGCCACCACATTTCATGTGAAGGAAGAATGGGCAACATATATAAAACCTTATGTTGGACAACCCTTTACACCAAGAGAATTGGATGCATTGGGTAATTTCAAGGAAAAACAGCCCATTACCACGGCTAGAACTGAAATTTGGTATAAAGCCACGGATACATTTGGAATCAGTCATATTACCGTCATCAAAAAGATGAAAGACAGCGGGCAATTTTCTTTCACCGCTTTCCAAAAACAGGAAAAACCGGAGTCGGAAGAAGAAAAGAAAAAGAAGGAACAGGAAAAATCGATGAATGCTGGCGGTATTCCTCTTGGTGGCCCTGAACTCGGCGGACCGCCGGAAACTCCCCAAGGTGAACTTCCTCCGGGTTCCCCCAACCCACCAGCTACCTCTAAAAAACCTGAAGAGGAAGAGGAAAAAGATGACATCATTGTAACAAAATCAATACTATTTAAAGATGATATAAAAGGCGCCGCTATTTTGGTGGAATTTCTAAAGAAATTGGATTTATAATATGATTAAACTAGCAGAATTATTACAGCATATTGTCCGAGATGAAAGTGACCAAGGGTTGACGCCTGTTGATAATTGGAAAGCAACCGATGCGATGTTTATTGAAGATATGGGATTTAAGAATGATGGTATGTTTTATTACGCTCTTAAAAAACCGGAAATGAGGTTAAGTCATAAAAAGGGCGTCGGTTTCATTATTGAGGATAAAGTCAAAAAGGAAAAGAGAACGTTTCCAAAATTCAGGGATCTTGAAGAGTATTTCGCAAATTACAAACAAAAGTTTGAAAATCAACCATATGATGACCATTAAAGAAATCGGAGACGTTTTAACAAAACAACCTCTATTTATATGATATGAAAGAAAATCTCGAAGTAAAAGAATTCAGTCTAAAAAAGATTTTAGAAAATCTTGACAATATTCCCCGTGACGGCGGTGCCAAGTTTGGCAACGAACAGCAAAAACTAACCCCACAACAGAAAAAAGATTTGATGGAAAAGGTCCGCAAATTCAATGAATATGGTAAAGTTCTGCGTTGTGAAACTGCCCTCATGGAAATGGCAAACACTCTTTCTGAAATTGGTCAAATGGCGGAATCATATGCTATGACTGAATCCGGTGATTATTTTCAAGCCGAAGTTGTAAAAAGAGATTTCAATGAAGTAAAAAAAATTACCAAGGATTTTTCAAAGAGAGCTAGAGAATGTTACGGTGGACTTCAGCAATTAAATGCTCTCTATGAAGATATGGGCAGAAAAATGGAAAGATACTTTGAGATTCAATCTTTGGATGAAATTGCTTCAGTAATTACACAAGATGAATCTTCAGCACCTTCTCCGCAAATTGGTGAAGTGGCTGACGAAGAAGAGGAAGAATCTATTTCTCTTCAAGAAGTTATTAAAAAAAAAGTATAATAAATGAAGAGGGTCAACCCCTTGACCCCTACAAAACCATGTGCGTAATAAAGCACAAGGGCAAAGAAGTTGGAAAAATTCCCGCATGCGCCGTAAACGCAGAAGCATATATAAATGAGCTAGCTAGTCATTATGGTGATCTCAACATAGAATATGTATATGATGCAAACGCTGCATTTTTAGCAGCTATGCATGGTGGTGTAAGAAGAGATATACCTAAAATAGATTCCAATAATGAAGAAGAGGAAACCACTTCTCTTCAAGAAGCTTCTTTAAAAAAAAAGATTCCTAAAAATGTAAAGGTTTCGGATGACCCGAAATTAGTACGCAAGTACAATGACATAATTAAATGGTTTAATGCTAGTCGAGCTAAGCAAGCTAAGCAAGCAGGCAAAAAAGCTCCGGCACCACTCCCATTGGCTCAATTAATTAAACCAAGTCAATTGGCTGCCACAACTAAACCAACATCCAAGTTAGGTAAATTAATTCAAAAAGCAAGAGAAAAAGGACCCACAGGAGGTAAAATGGGTTCAAAACTTACAGCTCCTTCAATATATAAAATGCGGGTTGGAAAAGCTAGAGGAAAAGCACCATCACCTAAATCAGTAGCAGTAAAAACAATTGAACCTACGATTCCATATGTGCCATTTGAACCTAAATGGAAAGAACCAAAGATTGACATTATCCGAGCACCGGAACAACCTGCTGTTCCTATAACGCAACCCACCAAATTGCTTGCTCCTCCAGCACAACCTAAATTACTTGCACCGCCATCTGATGCAACACAACCGACAGCCGCTCCGACTCCAAAGGTAATAGCACCACCACCGGAAACATTACCTGATACAACTCCACAGATAACAAAAGATTACAATGATACCACCCATTACTTTGACCTAAATACAACAAAACAATATGAAATAGAAAGAAGGGCTAGGGATGAAACAGCAATTGAAAAACGTAACTTTCAAACAACAAACCCTGAAATGGTTGAGAGACTTTCAAAGTATATAGAAATAAGAAATAAAAGACTGGAAGAATGGAGAAAAAAATTAAAAAATGAAGTAATATCTCTTATTGAAGGTTTGCCTATGCATAAAATGATTCTTTTTTCTAGCGCAAGCCGAAGAACCAATGTGTTTATCCGCAAAGCAATGAAATTGGGAACAATGCATTACGGAATAATTGATGTAGGTTCGGAAACGCGGTGGGTTGACCGATTGGAATTTTATGGAGAAACTGCTACTCCTCAAAAAGACCTATTAAGAAGAGAACCTGCTCCAATGCCTTATTATGTTCCACCTGAAGCAAGAAAATTTAAACATGAAAAATTATATGAAATTGATAAATTGATATACCGTATGATTGGTGTAACCGACAGACCGGCATTAGGTTTGTTTGCATTGGACAAAGCGTTGGTCAAATACAAATTTTTGGATAAATCCATATTTGGTTTTAAGGATGAAGAACCATTTACTCGCACTTGGGACCCATCAAAGGGTGGCCGCCCATTGGAAGAACTAAGAGAAGTTATACGCGAAAGAATAGCTGAAAAATTGTTATTTGAATATATACATTCTTCTGCGAAATAAAACTAGACTAAAAAACTGTGTAACACTTTAACTTTTTTTACAGGTTCGGTGGGCAAATCTTCTTGTTTACATGCTTCTATATAGCGTTTTATCCAACGCATAAAATATATCGCTTTGTCTTCGGCAAGAAAAGTTGCTTTACCTGTAGTTGCTTCTTGTATGGAAATTGGAAATAACAATCCATCTTGGTGCTGATACCAAAATTCATTATCTCTAAAGTAAGCAAATCTTACAACTTTATTGTCTTTTACCAAGTCAAGCATGTTGACTGTTTTTGGGTCCACGTAGGTATTACTCATTATTTTGTATTGATATATTCTTTATAAACTTTGCAGAACATCTACCTTTATTACAATTCAAAATTAAATAGATGGTTCCATCATAGTAAATATAAATTCTGTTTTTAGCATAAATTTCAATTAGTTTCATTTTTTACAAACTTTCCTATGTTACTTTTTATGAAAATCTTTTTTTGACCATCCCAAGCATATATCCAACAATCATCCTGTTTATCGGATTTACAAAAGAATATGGGCGCGCCTTCATCACATTTGCCACCTTCATCAAAGATTACAAGTTTTTCTTTTTTTCCTTTTTTTCCTTTGCCATCAATATTACATTCACGTTCTCCCAAACAAACTAAAAACATATCTTTCATGGGACGTATCAAGTTATCTGATTTAAACTTGATGGATAGATTTTCCCATTGTGTTACAAGTTTTCTATTTGTCATACGCCGTCTTTGTCATCTTGTGTTGGTTGATCATTTGGCATTTCGCCACCTATAAATCTTATTTTGGGCGTCCATTTTCCTTTAATTCCACCACAATTCTTTTCATTAAGAGTACAAGGTGAAACAAATGCTTCATCATAATGAAATAAGGCACCATCCCATTCCTTCTTTGAAGGAAACTCCATTATACCAATCGGTGTCCATTGAACTATTGGTTGGTCAAATAAATGCGAAACCTTGTATGTTGGACAATAAATATGCCAACGACGCCAACACCACCATGTAATGAATTCCCACACATCTTGTTTAATTACCCTCTTCGCACTCTTGGAGAACATATTGGATGTTTTTCTATTTCCTCACCCAATTTTTCATAGTAACAATCGTCACAACAATAGCCCTCCGGACATTTATTTCTATCCGTAATAAAACCCTGTAATGGAATTTTGCAATATGCACAATGCTGTCTATGCTTATCATAAAAAGCATCCAATAATCTTGGATTTTTAATTAACTCTGTAAGAGGGATTGCCATTTAATCTGTTCGTGTCAATATTTCCAAAGTGTCTCCACAATATTTACATTGGCGGACACCACCAACTATAAAATCTTTTTTGTGAGAACATGGAAGTCTGATTTCCAATGTTTCCATTGGGTTTGTAAGCAAATCTTTTATTTTTTCAAGATCTGTTTCAGTCCAATCAATACTAAATATGCTTCGATATCTGATTTTCATAACTATTACATGAAAAATTTATTTTCCAATGGAACGGAAAGAACTTCATTATTCATTAAACAAATTCGTTTTACCCTTACGTCAGCAATAGCGCCTCCTAATGACAGTGATTCCTTGTGATAACCTTCATACAATTTATGATAAAGTTCATTTACTTTTTCATAATTTACACTCTTTGGAAGCGTGGTCGTTTTGTAAGCTTCATCCAATTTCTTTTGCGTGGATTCTGCAAATTCCATGACCTGCTCATAAGACCATGCACCGTTTTTGACGGCCAAGATTTCTTCACGGTCAGGACGCTTGACAACAACCTTGTGGTCATTCAAGATTTCCAAACCCATTCGCATCAATCTGACAAGGTGTGAAGCATGTTTGGTATCATAACCGGATTTGACTTCCAATTCATGTCTTGCCGGATTCCTATTCTTCTTCCAATTAAGCCAAGAATTGTAAGCTTCCATTTCCTTTTTGTAAAGTCTTTCCCTTTGCAGAATATCAACAATTTCTTCCTTCAAGTTGTATTCCTTGGACAAACGTTCAATGACACCGGCTTCATACATTTGAGGCCAATTACCTTCATTAACATCAACCTGTGAAACATTTTCAACGAGTTCCCAAATGGTTGATTTTAATTCATCGCGTTCCATTTCACTCAACGGAAATTGTGAAAGATTCCAGCGTTCAACTTCGGACTTGATTAAGCCAAAGATATCGTTCATTTGCTTTGGACGTTCAGCCGGCAGACCAAAATCTTCTCTTTTTGGTTGCTGAATTTCACCACGAACAATCCATTTTCTATGTCGTTCAATTTTTTTGGCTTGTGCATACGCATAACCGGCGAAGGTAAACTTTGCCTTGGATGATAGAAATAAATCTCTGTTCTCCATAAGAGCATCCATAGGAGAATGAAAAACAAAGTGGTCGGTTGGGTCAGTCCACAATAATTCAATGATGTTTGGATTGACATTAGCGGCTAAAACCATGAACTTTTTCAAGGAATAAAGTGTGGATTCAAACTTAGGATTCTTTGGATTTTTTAAATGTGCCAAAAGTTCCTCAATTGCAGGATTATTCTCCGCCTGCTCAAATCGGTGAAAAAGATTATTTTCCACTTCCTTTGGCGGAATAACAATACCCTTAACATCCACGTCTGATAACTCATTGTTCAGGCCATAAGCTTGTGAACCGTGAAGGGTTATATAGATTGTATTTGGGACAAGCCACTTCATGAAGAAAGTATATCAGAATGGGCGTAAAATGTCAAGCGTTCACAAAATATTATCTTGTAGTTCTTTTTTATGACCTTTTAAAAGACGAATTTTTGCTTTTTGTTTCCATTGGTCTGCTTGTAATTGCCATAATAATTGAAGTTCATAATCAGATGCATTCCAATAATCATCAAGTATTCTGATTCGCCTTTTCAATCTATGCAATACCAATTTTTCATCAACATATTTACCCGTAATAAATCTACAATATTCACAACCACACTCTTTTCGCCAACATTGATGTGTATGGCGATTGCGCAAAATAGAAAACAAACGTTCAACTGTGTCACCAAAGCGAGCGTCTGCTTCCTTTTGAACACGGTGAAGTATTTCTTTAGGAGTCACGGCAATTCTCACAAACTTCAATTAATTGACCTTTATAGTGTTGAAAATACAAACCATCACAATAACATCGCCTAACACAATTTTTTAGTTTTTGTTCATATTCCAAAAGAAAAAGAAGACGCTCGATGGTTTCACCAAAACGAGCGTCTGCTTCTTTTTGAACCCGATTATGTATTTGCTGGGGCGTCATCGGTCTTGGCTTCTGCCGGTTGGCCACCACCCTTTACCAATTCATACAATTTATCCCACACGCCCTTTTCTGTAGCATTAGTGACTACAGTTTCAATTTTGGCAAGCTTCTCTTCCAATTGTTTTTTTGCCTTGAATGCTTTTTCAGAAAATGTTTCAGCTTTGGTTCCATCCGCCGCAATAGCTACTTGGTCGGGCTTGGAAGCCTTTCGCAAATCACGAAAAGTATCTTCCGATAGTTTGATTGCGGAGGCAAGAGCATCAGCTCTCTTGGTTACTTCTGCAGTAACCAATTTGTCCACAACCGCCGTTATTACTTTCTCAGAACCGAGCTTTTCAACTTGTTCTGCCACTGCTATGTTTATTGATTTTGGTGTCATAAGTGGAAAAAGGATACCACACCTTATTACAAAAGTCAATTATTAAAGCGAACCGGCATTCCCCGTATGATATTGCTGCTCAATCCATTTGTAAGTAATGGCTAAACCTTTGTTTAATGACGTGTGTGGTTCCCAACCAAATACCTTCTTTATAAATGTATTGTCAGAATTCCGGCCAGCAACACCTTTGGGTGCAGTAAGGTCATAATGGCGATTAAGTTTTACACCTGCAATTTTTTCAATTTTCGAGAGTAATTCATTGACAGAAACAAGTTCGCTGGAACCAAGGTTTATCGGTGTAGCAATCAATTTGTCACAATGCATAATCATGTCAATACCTTTCACACAATCACTGATATACATAAAGCTTCGGGTAGCCGTGCCATCACCCCAAATAGTGATGTTCATATCCTTTTTATCAATAGCTTCAATGACTTTGCGGCATAATGCTGCAGGTGCCTTTTCACGGCCTCCATTCCAAGTACCATTCGGTCCATAAACATTATGGAAACGGGCCATAAACGTCTTCATACCACGTTCATGCCAATATTCCTGACAAACCATTTCTGAAAATAACTTTTCCCAACCGTAACCTCGCTCGGCCATTGCTGGATAAGCATCAGACTCTTTCAATGCTTGAACTTTGGGGTCTTGTTGTAGTAAAGTATTATATGCACATGCAGAACTTGAAAAGAAATAACGATTTGCTCCTGCTTTATAGGCGGCATCAATCATATACATATTAATAAGAACCGAACGCATGCATTCCACACGAAACCGTTCTATAAATCCCATACCGCCCATATCGGCCGCAAGTTGATAAACTTCAACCGCACCTTCACAAACACGTTTGCAATTTTCCTCACTACTTACATCAAAACAAAGATTGGTCACACCGGGAACCCGAAGACACCATTCGTAAAGAGGTTTCTTATCCACTGCTCGAATGTTGTTAAAACCTCTTTTTTTAAAATATAGAGCCAAATTCCCACCTATAAACCCACCTGCACCGGTGATAACAATTAAATCATTTTTTTTCATAGTTAAAATTATTTTGATAAATTTTCAAACGGCTTCTCACAAAGCAAATCTACAAACACCATGATTTCCTTGTAAGTTTTATCATCCTTGGAAAAATTCCAACGTTTGGTGGCTACTTCATCGATATAATCCTTCAACGAAGAACCAAATTCTTCTGAACGAGCTTTCCAATCACATACCATTTCCGCCACATAAACTCTTGGCATTTTTTGTATTTCACCCCAATATTCCGGGTGGTGTGGATTGATTTTGCGATGATGATTGACTGCCATTTTCATCTTCAATTTGGCAGATTCTTCTTTGGTAGGGGCGCCGGGAGCCATGTTATCCCATTCAATTCCATGAAATTTTGATGCGTCATGAACAAAACCGTTGGCTATCAGGTCGTGGCCCAATTCTATTTCACCGTTCATTATTAATTTTTCACCAAGAAGAAGGCAATTGTCTTCAACATTGCGCATATGCCGGGTAATACCACGAATTTTCTCCATAGTTTTTTCGGCTTCCTTGTGGATTCTCTCGGTCTTTTTCATATCTTTATTTCCAAAATTCTCTTATTTTCATCAACAATTTACCAAGGTTATTTTGCCCACCCAACTTGATATCCACACCCCAAAAGGTATCTTTCCAATGATTTGTTTCTTCCAAAAACTTGTTGCCTGTATCGAGAAGTTTTTGACGCAATTCCTTGTTTCTGTAAAATTTATCAAAAAGTATGATAGACATTACCTCATATCTTCTACCATCCCATTCCTCTTTTGAGGAATCCATCAATGGATGTTTCTTCCATTCCTTTTTTGATTGATTGGAAGAGCAAGCTTGAAGATGATGGCGAAAATCAGAATCTATCTTTGCAGCTTGATAAGCATTTTCCGAAGACGGATATAACAATCCTTCAAAATATACAGGACACCCATGAAAATTTGACAGCCACCGATAATCACCAAAGAAACCTTTAACATTGTCGTTATCATGAATGGCATATAATTTCCAATCGCCAAATTTGTAGAAATTTCCCACAACAGGAGTTTCGTTAAACATTAATTCTGACATATATTTTGACGACTTAATCTCTAAGTTCTCTTCTCCGAACCAAATATTTCAAAATCCAACTTCTTTGTTGGAGATATTTATACTGCTCAATCAATTTAGAAAACCAATATGATGATTTAGAACTTTCCATCCGTAATCAGAACTCTTGTTAATTCCTTTGTTTTAATGCGAATCTTCTTTTCTTTTGTAAACTTGGCTTTCAACCCTTCAAACAGTTCAACAAGATTGGTCATCATGTGTTTTTTCCGCTTGGCGGCCTCGTTTTGAGACTTGGCTGCATCTTTCAATTTGCTAAGAATCAAACCAGCATCAGCATCGGCTTCTTGCTGAACCACCCAACCGGCGATTTCTTTTCCGGTCAGAAATCCCTCTTTATCATTCAAAACGATAACATATTCCCATTTTTGCTTTGGACCGGCTGTCGCAGCATTGTCGGCTTTAATTTCTTCAGCGACTTCCTCAAGTTCTTTGATGACTTCAGCGACTTTAATAGGGTCAAAATGCTTTTCAAGCAATTTCGCTTCTACTTCTTCAATGGCTATTTTACTCATTTTTATATTCCTTTTGTTGACGTTAAAACAATATCACAAAATCAATGGTTTGTCAATGGAAACATGGACAATAAAAATCCCCATAGTATAAACTATGAGGGAAATCAAATTATTGTAATATTGAGTTAAGTATTATTTTATTCCCATATTCCTTGCCCACCTTCTTCTTCTATCATGTCTCTAGCCGTTTCCATAGCTTGCTGAATGGCAGAATCATATTTACCGTCTTTTAACAAAACCTCTATTGCATCCAATCCATTAGCAAAAGTCGCAGTATCAGCCAAATCGGCTGATGATAATCCAAGTCTTCGTTCCAAAACCGTATCTATCAATTTTACGGCAGTTTTTCTATCACCAAGTTCTTTTCGCCATTTTTCAAGTGTAGCAATGCTTTTTGGAGATAATGCTTCATTCACTCTTTTTTCAAACAATTTAGCTTGTTTTACAATTTCTGAAATTATCAATCTTAATTGTGATTTTTTCATAATTTTAAAATATTTTATCCCAACAAGAATTACAAATCCCACTTTTGAGGATTTCTCGTTCGTCAGGCTTTAGATATGGAAAGGCATTTTGAATCAACGTACCTGCACGCCATCTTTCATAATCACGTTTTTCAACTGTCACCGAATTCTCTTTTTTACAAAGAGGACATATTCTCTTAATTGTTATTTTTGAAGAAACATCTATCTCTTTTACAAGTTTGAATTGATTTCCATTAACATTTTCAAATAGTTTCTTCATTTTATCCGATTTCAGTCAAGATGTCCCTAATAATGGTTTCAATTCTTTCCCATTTTTGATTGATGGGATTTTGAACCATGTTTTTTACACCTTCCTGAAGATTGCCTGATGGAAACATGAAGGCGCCCCTTGTGCTTGGATTGGATACAAAGTCGAAAGCAATGAGTTCAAAATCATCTTGAACCACATCTGCTTCTTCGTTCATACTCTTATTGACTGTTCCCAATCCACGACTAGAAATACCCAATCGAATATTAGCTTTGAACAATTCTCTTAAAATATTTCCATTTGGGGTGGGTAAAACTTCCACCGTTCCTATAAGGTCGTCGCCTTCCCAATGCATTTCCACAACATTATGGGAAACGTTTTGAAGATTGACCACGGAAGATTCCGGGTGGTCCAATTCACCCAAAGCTCGTCTTTCTTTTATGAAATTTTCCTCATATTTTTTAGATTCACGAAAGAGAGTGTCCTTGGGATACATTCTACCGTTTTGGTTCTTTATACCAGCACGCTGTAAAATACCCTTGACAACCAATCTTCTTCCATCAGAACGAATGGCTTCCTCAAAGAGATTGTCTTTGACAAACTCGAAAGTTATACAATCTACCAATAATTGTTTAGTGTTCATAATTTTAAACGTTCCATCCTACTTCTTTGATATATTCCAAAAGATAATATCTACCATTTTTAACTATATCAATGGAACCCTTTGAATGTTTTCCATAAAGTGTTTGTTGTCTCATGGAATCAATCGCAGCCAATCGGACATCTCTACCATCCACATTACTTATCATGTGGCTTTCAGGAATTGACAACTGACAATGAATTGTAGTAGAATTTTTCCCTTCTGACAACATGGTTGACAAATCTTTCATATAAGGGAAGAAATTAACCTTGTTATTTTCATTCTTTACATTATCGGACATAAATTCTACAAGGAACTTATTCAAGTCGTTTTGAACCTGTTCAGCCACAGGCAAACCCTTCTTTTTCTTTTTTCGCGGGTCTTCGGGTTCCGGTTCTGCTGGAGCAGGTTCCGCTGGTGCCGGAGCTTGCTTTGGAACTTGCTGTGGAGCCATTGGTGCCGGTTCCTGAGTATTGACTTGCGGAACAGCCTTGGGTGGTTGTTCTTCCGGTGTTGGCGGCGCACCACCCGGTGGAGCAACATTCGGTGATTCTTCCTTGCCGCCTGCTGTTGGTGGTTGACCTTCCGGTTCAACTTCGCCAGCGGCTGGTTTCTCTTCACTGCCCGGAGCCGGTTCAGAACCTTCACTTTCAATCTTGATATTGATACCCGGAGTCAAAAAATATTTTTTGTCATTTTGGTCGGTGGCTATGACCACATAATCCTTATACCAAAATTCCACGCTGATTTTCTTGACGTTTTCTATGGTGTAATCGGTCTTTGGTTGTCCATAGCCCCGCGATGAATTTGCCACAATGGTTTTATTGAGCAACCTCTTGTTCATTTTGTCCAAGAGAATTTTCTTAGCTTCTGCTTCAGCCTTGTTTTTTTTATCCTCAAACGCCCTAAAGTCGCGGGTAAAATCATATTCCGATGGATCTTCAGGTTCAGGTGAAGTTTCAGGTGCAGGAGTTTCAGGTGCTGGTGTTTCCGGTAATCCAGCACTCATGCCTTGTGGGGGCGCAACCGGAGCAGGCACGGGAGCCGCCGGGCTCATTGCTGGCGGCTGTGGAGCCTGTTCAGTTAAATTCAACAAGTTTCTCAATTTTAATCTTTTCATATTACTTTAGTATGTTCTCTTCCTCAGATATGGATTTTGCTACTTTAAACCCCAATTTCTTTGTTACATCCAATGCTCTTTTGCTACCATCTTTATTCTTTGTAAAGGCAAACGGCGTAGCATATCCTGCTACGGCACCTGTTCCTGTCATTTCTTGAATATTCGTATCTTCTTGAAAATTTCTAACAAACATATTGGTTGGTACAAATCGTTCTTTGCTTTCATCCCATACTTCAAAAGGTCTGTTTACACCATGAAATCTTACAAATTTTCTAACCCAATCTGGTCCTAAATAGACTTCAAACACAATATCATCAGGACCATTTTTATATGCTATTTGAATATTTTCCACGTTAGCTTTAAAAAACTTATAAGATGCATTCTTTACCCTTTTAATTATCTGATAATCAAGGCCTCTTTTATTTGCTTCATCCAATGTATAATCAAAATATGATTTCAAATATTTCATAAGTTCGGGCATTGTACCAACGCTTCTATCAGAAATCACTTTAATAAGGTCAGCTCTAGCCCTTTTTATATCATCGTCTTTAATGGAAGGATTCTTTATTTTAATCATGCCCAATAAACGGTCTATGTTAGCCTCCGTTACAGGCAAATTTTTCCATCTACTTTTTAAACTAGTGCGAAATAAATTTCCAAGTGCATTGTAAATCATGGAAGCAAGAGTAGCGGTCATAAATATTCCTGTTTCTATGGTATTTCTTATATTAACTTCTTCCAATTTTTTTGAGTTCAAATATTGTTGTAAATCCTCTATGGTTGTTATTTTATTCGCATCTAATGCACTGAGCACTTCTTGTTTAAAATAATAGAGTTCTTCATCTTTCAGTTCCGGATGACGCATTTTTACGGCTTTAAATATAGAATCGATGACCGCCACCGTTAATTTTTTTCTTCTCCATTGTTTGTCAGTAGCTAAATTATCAATTAAACTTCGCAAGATTTTGTAAACCGCAAGACCTCCTGCCGCAGAAACTAAGGCTGCACCAAAACCAGCAATTTCACCGATATTTCGTCCACGACGCTTTGTGGAGCGCAAATCTTTCAATGTTACTGGTTTTCCTTTTCTTCCCTTATCATCACATTTCTTACACACCCTTGCCAATGGTTTACCTCTAGCATCCAATTTAACATATGAAGGCAATCCGCTTCCACAAGGACATGGTTGCCTATGAACATGTGTGTCTTTATCATACATTGGTACTGATTCAGAAAGACCGGAAATACTCTTTAATTGAAGGGCACTTTCCATATCATCCACATATCTTCCATCAGGACCAATTTTTTCTCTTACTTTCTTTTTTTTAAAAGCAAATGGAGAAGAATACGCTCCGGCTGCACCTGAACTTGTTTGTTCATCTTGCTCATCCGGTTCAATCGGCTCATCTACATCGGCCTGAGTGTAATGTTTTAGAATTTCAGGTCGATAATGTGATAGTTTCTCTTTTCTACATCTATCACATACTCTTACCAAAGGAATACCTTGTCCATCCAATGCCCATTCACTTGGCAATCCACTACCACAATCACATTTCCTATCCTCTTCTTTAAGGGCTTTATCCTTTAAAAATGGAAATGGAAGTTGTAATCTGCTTGCCGGAAATGATGCCACATGACCGTCTTCAAATTTCACGGACAACCAGCCTTTCGGTAGTGGTTTATAGGCTCCGGGCTCATTGGGAATTAACCCACCGGCAGTTTGTTTAAATTCAGTTGGAACTATGACACCAATTTTTCCACTATCCACACCTGAACCATCGGCAACTTGAACTGTATCTCCTTCTTTTTTGGAAGCTTCTTCAACATTGACCGCTTTCATTACTGCTTCTCGTCCATCATCAAATTCGTGGTCATTTTTAACACCACCAACAGGCTGGCCTTCACCCATTACACCTTTTAAAAATGTCCTAACATCTAATTGATCCCTATTAATACGACCATTTGGTGCCACATTAGCCCATCTATTACCACCTGCTACTTCTATACCATAAGGTAACTCCAAAACTATATTAACCCGGTTATTACCGGCATCTGTGTATTTTACAGGTTTAAATTTTCTCTGCATCAAAGCCGATACAACCTGTCTTTGGTTTGGTGTTAAGCGAGTGGTAGCCGCAGCCGCATCAACATTGTCACCGGCCATTTCTTTCAAAATTGCCTCTTTAACAATATTTCTGACAAATGACTTAAGCTGCGTCCTTTTCATCTTTTTTTACTTCCGCCTGTTTTTTAATTTCCTTTAATAATTCATAAGACAATAAAACAACCATTATTTGATTGTCTTTGACTATTTTATTTGGAACAGGTTTTACTTTATCCAATTGACGAACAACTTCATTGATTTTAATTTTTATTACCTCATTGTCTCCAATTTTAGATGATAATTCACTCAATTGTTTCTTTACATTATTGACTTCTTTTATAACATATTCGCCTAATGAATTGGTATTGGAAATATTATTGATGTATTCACGAAGAACGTTCTTTTGATTTTCATCCAAATCCTTATATTTTTTATTCATACCTTCAACCAAGATACGATAAGACAAAAGACGAATATCCTCGTTCTGCTGCGCATAAAACTTGAGAATATCTTCCTCTTCACCCAGCCTCTTTGGTCTATCAACAATATTTTCAATAATACATGTTTTTGCTTGATAAACTTCCTTTGCATCAAACTTTAAGTCTTTGGAAGATGCATCCTCGAAGAGTTTGAATATAGAGGCCAAATTCCTATAATTTTTGATACTTGCTTTTAAAAAATCATCAATAGGATAAAGATTCTTAATTTCTTTAATTAATTCGTATTTTTCTCTTGCTAATTTGGAATTACTAAGCTTTTTACGTTGTTCTATGATTACAGACAAAAATCGGTCTGCATGTTGTTCGTCTTTTATCTTTTCAGATAGGAGAAAATTATAAAGACGCCATTCCCTTCCTAACTCAGTGTTTTCTTTAAAGTATTTGAAAAGCAAATCTTTAGCTTCTGACCCATCTTTGCCGGCAATAATGTCTGCGGTTACTTGTCGTGTCAACAATTCAAACAAAATACCTGTATTTTTAAACTTCGAATGGCGCATTTTCTTTGGCATATATTCAACTCTTCCACTTAATTTATAAATATGAGATTAATACGTGAAAATGTATTATTTCCTTATTCACCAATTATGTTGCTCTCGTCGAGAATCGATTTACTTCCTGTCGTTCTAGATTCTTTGATCAACTCCTTTTTTTCCGTTTTTGATTTCAAATAAGAACTGAGACTTTGAAGCAAGTTACCCCTTTCAAGAGTCTCAAGACTCAATGGAGAACCTTTGGCCCATTTTGGAGTCAAAGAGTCACTACCCTTTCTATGTTTTTCATTATTTTCCAAATTACCCAATGGGTCCTCTCCAAAAGGATGTTGTCTTCGAGCATCATGTTCACCTTCTTGTGATGGTCGTTCATAATCCTCAGCATGTTCACCGTGTTCCTCTTCTAAACTTCCGGTATTTTCATTAACCATTTGCTTCCATTTAGCATGATTGGCATCTCCTTGAATTTTTGCTTCCTGCAATGGTGGTAATCCCCCACCACCAACCGGGCCGCCAGCGCCCAATTCAGGCAATGCTCCACCCGGACCACCCAAATCAGGTAATCCACCACCCGGACCACCACCGCCCAATTCAGGCAATTCGCCACCCGGCGGTGCACCGCCCTCAGCGTTTGGATTAATCTTTTGAAATGGTTTTGCAGGGTCATTACCCTCTTCTTCAATGGATTTGAATCTCCACATTTGTTTGGAATCTTCAACAATTTCATCAAGAAGTTGGTCGGAATCGTCTGCGGATAAGTTAAACACATTCTTATAAATCCATTTCTTGGAGAAAAGTTTATTTTCCATCATGTTTCTAGCCAGCTCGGTTTTGTTGCCCCAAACTTCAATTTTTTCCTTTTCAAAAATGGTGGAAGGATTGGTAAGTTCCAACTTGAAATTAACCAAACTTTCATCACGATAGCCTTGGGAATACAGATGAACAATGGCAATTTTTTCAAGTTCAGATATAATAACCCTCTGAATACGCTGAATAGTTCTAGCAAATCTGACATCTTCCGATGCTAAGGTAGCCTTGCCTGAAAGTTCTTCTTCATAACCCAAGAAAGCTTTTGGAATCTTCAACGCAGCCATCAATTTATTGCGAAGATATTCAATATCATCAATACCTGTCCATTCAATACCACTCAAGGTTTCGATGGATGTTCCGCTATCACTACCACGAACAGGCAAAACATAATCTTCTGTCATGTTTTGAAGATTAAATCTAAGGTTATAATCTCCGGTTTGTGGGTCAACATACGGAATTCTCTTTAATTTGGTAATTTGCTTTTCTATGAATGAATCAATATCTTGTGGGGGAATATTTCCAACATCCAATTTGAAAATACGTCTTTCCGGTGCGCGCATGATACGATTGATTAACATAGCGTCTTCCATCAAGGACAACTGTTTCCAAACACGTCTTGCACCTTCAATCATGGCCTTACCGTAAGGTAAAAAGTTGGAATCCGAAAGTAATCTAAAGTGAGCACATTCAAAGAATTCCAAAGTTTCAACTTGTGATGTGTCGGTTGGTCGGATTTGGAATTTTACGTAATTCTTGTTAAGCGGGTCTGTATTTTCAAGTCGTTCGACATTGTATGCAGAAATAGGTTCAATTTGATAAACGCCATATTCAGGTGATACATAAAGGCGCATGTAAAAGTCACCATATTTAGCCATGTTTCTTGTCCAAGACCAAAGATTATGTTCAATGTTTAAAACATCATAAAAAAGGTTGGTAAGAATACCTTTAATATTATCATCGTCCGCATGGACAACCAAAACCTTTCCCAATTCATTCACCGTCAAGGATTCGTCTGCGTAAATATCCAAAGCAGATGCAATAATCGGATCCATATCCATTGTGTCATAGTCTCTAAAAAGGTCTATACGAGCCGCTTGGTACGCTAATGAAAAATCTCTAGTGTAAGCATTATATGACGTGGAACGAACGCGATTGAAACGGTCACGCAAACTGTTTCTATCCGTCGCGTACATTAAATCGCTGGTATCTTTTACTTTAAGTTTCTTACCACCAACGTTACGAACTACTACGCCCGAAGAAAACAATTTCTTCAAACGCGCAAACAACGATTTTTGCTTAATATCTATTTCATCGTTATCTACTCTTACTTCTGGTCTTATAGGTGAATCAGGCATATATTATCCTTTCAATTTTACTGTGTGTATGTGTTTCGGGTAAGTATAAATATGTGTAATTTATCGTAACAACCACGTCAAACTTTCCACATCGCCCGGTTTACTGCCGAATTTCATTTGCCATTGGTCACGACCTGTGGTTTGAGTCCTTCTAGTGGGATAAATTGGAGTATTATTTTCACTTTTGCCCACATGTATTCGGTCCAGCATGGTTTTTGTTAAAACCATTTTTTCGCTGCGAAGTCTTAATGCTGTGTCCCTTACCCACAAGCCGATACCCAAGGCGATAACCAAATCATCGTTATAATTTTGGGCTGCTTGCGCTTTTCCGTTTTCCCAAATAAATGTTTTCAATTCGTTAATCAATCGGATGGAATGAACAATGACCAATTTTTCCCTGAAATACTCCTCTATTTTTGAAATTAACAACGGTCTTGTTTTAATGGTAGTGGAAAATCCCGGTAATAACTTGGCTTCATCGCGGTTATATCGGTTTGATACATTATGATACACATCAGCAATTTTTGGGTCATTAGTGTTTGAATAGAAAGTATTTTTATATTGACGGTCAATAATTTGTTGAAGAACGGCCCAACCAATATTTTCACGTTCCACCACCAACAACGCATCGTTGTATTCTGTCGCCAAATTTACCAACATATCACCATATTCCCTTGTACCCAATTGGTCTTGAAATTCTGCAACCTGCTCCAATGTCTCTATATCAAACACATGTGCTGCAGAAAGGTCTGAACCATCACCTCGGGCCACGTCTGCGCATACAATATAATCTTGACCTTGTTTTGGATATTCAAATATCCATAAAGCTTCTCCCCGCCTTTGCTCTTTTCTATCCATGACCATTTTTGGATTCTCTTCATACCATTTTAGAGTCATCAAATCCACCACGTTCGTTCCTGATGATAAGAAGTCACAATCACATTCCTGACTAGCACCCTTGGCTCCCAATTGTTTTGTTTGTTCTTCACGCCAACGTTGGTCACGTTCAGGGTGTAAATGCCAAGGCAACTTGATGAGTTTAAAATCATTTTTTTTCTTTTCAGCATTTACCCACATTTTATGAAACCAATTACCAACACCGTTTGGAGTTGATAGAATAATAGCCTTACCCCCGGTGGAGAGAGTTAAAAAGGCAGAAGTCCATATTGTTTCTGCTTCCTCTATAAAAGCAGCTTCATCAACAATCAACAAACTCAAAGCTTTGGAACGGCCTGCATCTTTTGCGGATGACGTTGCGGAGATTTGGGAGCCGTTTTTAAATCTCAAAGACATGTGATTGTTGGTCGTTTCTTTTTCCTTCAACCATGATGGCAGGTGTTCATTAGCAAAGCGGACTTTTGTAATGATTTCTTTTGAAACTTCCTGCTTGATGGAAATAATTAATACATTCTTATCACTATTGAATAAGGACAACCAAAGGGAATAGGCTGCAACCAAAGTAGTTATACCCAATTGTCTTGATTTGAGTATGAGGGTAAATCTATTTTGAAAATCTTTCAGCGTGTCTTCCTGAAATGGATACAAATCGAACGGTATTGTACCTTTGTTTGGGTGTTGAATTTTGACATATTTTCGCATAAAATACACGGGGTCTTCCATGCATTTTTTCGTTTCTTCTCTTATTACATCCCGTAGAGTAGGTTGATTTGGCATATTATTTCTTCAATTCGGATTCAAGAGTAGCTATTTCTTTTTCCATTTTTTCTATTTCTTTGTTAACTTTTATAAAATCACTTTCTGCATCCTTTAACCATTGGGAATTACATTTACCCGTCCAAGTCATCATTTCACCATTAGACATGACCTCACCCACCTTACCTGAATCATTTTTAAGATAATTGATTGATTCTATAACCTTTTCCTTAAATTCTTTCAAGGCGCCAAGTTTATTTTTCATCACCTTCATTGTTTCATAATTTTCCCACTGCTCTCCGTTAATCCGATACTGCATTTCTTCAGCTTCGAGACAATCATAACACTTACCTGTTTTTGGAAACACTTTTTGGTCTAATTTATTCCCATACGCTCTAACATTTGTACCACACACAGAACACTTTGAAGCTTCATTAATTTTGTCAAGTATGGGAGTGTCAATTGCGTTTATTTGAACTTTATAGCCATTTTTCTTTTGCCATTTTCTTCCTTGGGAATCCTTCCATATTTCACCTTCTTTTTTTTTGGAAAGGTCGGCTTCATAGCCAATTTGAACAAATGGATGTTCTCCATCAAGAACTTGTTGTATTGTAGTATAATTCCATTTTCTTCTAGCCATAATATATCCTTTTTGTATTATATAGTTTACAAAAATTCTTCATAATATTTATAAATAAGTGAATTATGGCGCAGTCTGAACAATTTTTGTGCTTCCTGACCAATAAATTTTCCTTCCATATGTTGATGAATTGTATTCCGAAGCCAATGATTTTTTCGTGGCAATTTGTGTCGTATCCGTTCTGTTGGATGACGCATCCAAGGTTAAGTACAAATATTCACTATCATAGGTAGCATCAACCATCGGGTCGAAAACCATCGAACCATCCGACGCAACCGATATTATTCTACTTTGACTTATGGCTGAACCACCGGGTCTTGGCAGCATATTTGGTATGTACACATCCCCATATTGAACTATTGCACTTTTGGAAACATACAATGTTCCTGACACAAACAAATCTTTATACGATCCGCCTCCCGGAATGTAAGGCACCAATGTACTGCCCGATGGGTCAAAATTTTGAAAGGCTTCCAAATCGGAATAAACCAAACTGCTATTAATGTCAAATAATTCAGCTTTAATATCAAAACATTCATTGGCTACGGATACCGGCCAAGGAATTCGTGTACTATAAGCATCCGGCGAAAAACCGTCATCACCATAAACTCGAAATGAAATACCCCTGATGTATGCTTGGCAAAGACGGGGAACGACCACCAAAGTTCCGTATAAATCATTTTGGGGGGTAAAAAAGGCTATTAAATTATTAAAGTTAACGGTTGATTCACCAACTGTATCTGCGATTACATTTGCAATATTGACTCCAAAAGTATTTGTATAAGCTGGTTCTTGTTGAATGGCTGGAATGGAGCTGGTAAAATAAAATGAGAGTCCAGCAGTGGTTTCGGCTGGGTTTTTCATTATTACTGCAGAAATTTCCACAATATACTGAACATTAGCCTTCAACGCCATGAAATTGGAATCATACGCAGACCCCGATTCTTCCAAAAATTGAGTCATATCAAACGGCACATATTGAGCATTTCTATTCTTGGGTATAGAATCATTTTTTACCATGAAATAATCACTACCTGACAATGAAGTATATGATGGAGAGGAGACAAACATGGAATTCACAGCATAACTCGGAGAATAATGCAATGATATGTTGTTGGAACTTGTAAACCAATAACGGTCTATATGCTGATTATTGTAAAAAGTCCCAAGAGAACTGTAATATGAATTTTGAGTCACATTATCTGCTAACAACTCATTTACTGCGATCGGTTCATCAGCAATGACTGAAAAATCGGAATTAGTCAGCAGACTTTTTCTGTATATTTTGTGGCGCGCCACATATCCTGAAAATGTTCTAATATTTCTATAAGTTATATCCGCGTAGGATTGCTGAACAATATATGTTACCCCGCCTATATTTGTAGTTTGATAACTAGCTGTGGCATTGTTATAAGTTATAAATGGATATTGGATTGAAAAGTTTGCATTGACTATGTTAGTTATCGCATTATTACCATATTGATCCTTGTAGTAATAAGGAGTGGAAATTTGAAGAGTATTATTATTTATAACATTGGTGATAACATATGATGCAGTTGCCGACACGGGAATTTGAGTAGTGGACAATGGAGATTGTATTGTATTAATATTAAGATTGACCGTTGCGCCCACCATTTGCGAATTAAAAGCATTATTATCAGCCGTTGTATTTGTAACTACAGGATTTATCAATGTCAACCTATAATCTATATTCGTATTTCTTTTATTAATTGTATCTAAATTTGTATCCTTTGGAGGGGTCACGGCCAACCCCTGAACGGTTCCTGTAAAGGTTATATTATCGACCAAACCCAAAGAAATATTGGAACTTAAAATAGGAACTTCAGCCGGGTCTACTTCCAGTACAGGCGATTGATAAAATCTTACTCGTGAAGTGTTTTTTAGAGTTTTATTAATGGTAATATTCTGCATCCATTTGACTGTTCTGCCATCAATCAAAGTTCCATAGAGAATAATATGACCTACACCTTCGGCTGTATCATCAAAAACATGAATGGAAAAAACAAAAGACGAACCTTCTTTGTAGGCATACGTAACCGCAGAAACATCAGAAGATTGCGCTAGTTCCATGTACAATGCGTGGCCTTGAGAATCCAAACATTCCGGATAAATCAAACTACCTGATTGTAGGTATGTGGACCCATTGAAGGAAAACGCATTCTTACCCGCGGTAAATTGTGGATTGAATTCAGATACAACGAAAAACTGAGAAAGATATTGTGTATCTGTTACATCTGCTTGTAAGTTGTACAACCCATAATCCACCCCTTTTATGCCGAAACTATTCAATAAATTTAATGCCATGCTTATAAATAGATAATTATATTAATATGAGCGCGTATTTAACGTGGGTAGCATCTCTTGATTCAATTAAGAATACAAAGGAAAAAACCATACTTGAATTGGGGTTGGGAGAAGGAACAAAAATTTTAATTGAAAAATTTAAGATGGTTTATTCTTTTGAAGTGGTTAAAAGCGATGCATGGTATAAAAGATGTGTGGAAGATTACAAGTCTTATTCAAATTGGAAATCAACGTTCCATTCAATGAGCGACATAATAGGATTGGACAAGGCTGATGAAGAGTGTCAAATATCGACGGGAAAAACAAGAAATATAGAACCCATGAAATTGTATTTCAAATTATTGGAAGAATTTGTTTCAGATATAAAAAATATTAATGTGGCGCTTGTTGACCCCGGTTTTCACCTTCGCTGTGAATGTGTCAATTACTTTATTGAAAAAGAAATTCCTATAATAATAGCTCATGACACTCAAGGAGTTTACGGCTATGAACAAATTAAATTGCCATCTAATTATACTACAACGAAGTTTACCGATACGACCCATTATTTAAAAATTTAACTATTTATACACCACTTTAGAAAATCCATTATCTTTAATTATTTCAATGTGTTTATCAACAATATCACGCAAAGATTCTAAATGGGAAACGATCATTATAAAGTCAAAATTGGTCTTTAAATACGAAAACAACGTTTGCATTGAGGATAAATTTTCTGCATCCAATACTCCAAAACCCTCGTCGATTATCAAAAAATTTGGTCGGGGTAAATTCGAAATGTTGATCAAAGCTACTCGGATGGCTAATGATAGAGCAAATTTTTCAAACCCACTCGTCAAGCTCATCAACCACTTTTTATCATTATAAACAATGTAAGGAATGATGTTTTTACCATCCGTTTCAAACAATGAAGTAAACTCTGTAACCTGTCCCAAAATATTATTGACTTCGTTTTGAATTTCCGGGACGGTAGCGGTAATCACACCAAAAGGAATTCCGTCTCTACTCACCGCTTGACAATATACTTCGTATAGTTTGTATTTTTGTTCCACAATCTTGATTTGGTCAATCTTACGGTTAATTTCGGAGATTTGATTCTTGCACACAGAAACCTTACTGTTGATATCCATCAACGTCTTATTTTTTGCTTTGTACAAATAATCCACTTGATTCAATTCCTTATTGTATTCATCAATCTGTCTATTGATTTCTTCATTGAATGCCATTGAGTCTTTATTTTTATTATACAATTCAGTATTTTTTTCATGTAACTTGACCTCTTCATCAAATTTGGACAGATTGTTTTTCAACTTGCTAAGAGAATCGGTGGCTTTGATTCTTTCATCTTTTAATTTGTTTCGTTTGGTCAGAAAGCCCATTAATTTTAGATTTGCATCAAATGCCCATTTGGTTTCTGTGATTTGTTTATCCACCGCCTCCAATTCATTTTTAATGACCAAAGATTCCCCCTCTATCGTTTTCATCCTTTTGTATGCTTCTTTGGCTTCCATTGCAACCACTCCTGCATTTTTTACACAATAGGAACAATCGGGGTCATATTCAAGTGATTCTGCTTTTTCGTAAATTTTAAGGTCATTAAGATAATTCAATTTCATTTGTTCTCGCTTGTTTTGAATATCTTTTTTCTGACCCATTAATTCTTGAAATTTTATGGATAATTCAGTAACTTTTTTATTCTCCAAATCCTCAATTTCGCGTTCAATTGTTGCCAATTGCCCCGATACGGCTTCCATACTTTTTTCCGTATTAGTAATCACATCTTTTGCATTGACAAAACCAGCCTTTGACCTAGACAAAGCAAGTTCACTTGTAGTCAAAGATGGTATCTGAATATCAATTTTAACTAATTTTTTGGTAGTTTCAAGTATTTGCTCTTGAATCGAATCCTTTTTCTTTCCTATCTCAACCAATGCGGTTGATTCATCTCTATAAAGACTCTCTGCTTGTCCAAGCAGATTGGTATAATCCACCAATTTTTGGGTATAATCATCGTTTCTGTAGGCCCGGAGAGTCACAAGTTGTTCCCTCAATCGTTCATTAGCTTCCGTATAAAGGCGGTCAAATACCGTCAAGCCCATGAATTGGGAAAACAAATCTTTTCGATCTGTATCACCCATGTCAATTACCGAAGCATTATTTTTGCCATTTTGAACACTAAGAGAAGTCAGCACAAAATCATCATAAGACCCCAAATATTCCCTAATAATCTCATTCGTATCCTTTCTTTGCTCACCATTCAAATCTATCTCTTGCCCGTTTTCTATTTTCCAAAAACGAACATCAACCTTTACTTTTCCCTTTTTATCAGCTTTACCTTCACGTTTAATAAAGTATCTTTTACCGTCAATTTCAAACTCAAATTTGCAGTTAAAATCGGTTTTTTGCACATTCATTATGTTGGCAGCCTTGAACTCTCGTTCACATTTGTCAAACAAACAAAATGTCATGGCAGAAAATATACTTGATTTTCCCGACGCATTTGCCGCGAATAAACCCACAAGGTCTTTGGTCTTTGTGAAATCAATAACATTGCCCTCACCATAAGAAAACATATTATCCCACTCAAATTTGATAGGAATCCAACGAATATTTCTGACAAAATCATCCTTCTTGATGGAGTCGTTCATTTCATCATTTATCTTGATGATACCGTCAATAAAAGCGGGACCGGTGATTTTAAGTTTGGTCTTTAAGAACTCTTTAAGTAGGTCAACTTGATAGCTTTTATCATTAATGTCACCCAAAACCACGTTACCATTAGCTGTTGGAATTCTTGTCAAAGTAACTCCCGAATCCAATTTTTCATAACAAGATTCAACCACTTCCGTCAATTGCCGAACATGAGTCAAAGCTTCCTTGACTTCGGTTGGCATCGTATTCTTCAATTGAAAACGAATTCTAGCCTTCTTTGGAAGACCTTTTAAAGTGGTGAAAATGACCCCATTATCAAGAAGAATACTGAAAAATCCATAATCGTTTAGAATATCTGAATGAATATAATCCCTTTGTTTCAAGTTCCAAAATGAATAACCGTGGCCCTTTATAGGTTCATCATGTTTTTGTTGAATCAATGAACCAGCATAACGAATGGCTGGTTTTCCTGTGTTTTCATCATATATTTGAAGATTTTGTTCCTTGTGAACATCACCCAATAAAGCCATATCATGACCATCAAAGGTATTGACATTAACCGAAGGATTTAGCAAAGTAAACCCAAGGTCTGTTCTAGCCCCGTCAACTTCTCCATGATAGGTGGCAATGAAATATTCATACTGATTGCGATAAATATTAGGTATATCAGACCCCTTCAAATACTTGTCGGGCGAATCGAACACACTATAATTATTTATACAAATATTACCAAAACCATATAAACCTGATTTTTTGAGATAGAATAAAGATGGGCGATTCAACGCATCAACAATGGGACTTAAACTGTCCATTCTATGTCGATTTGTCAAATTCGTATCGTGATTCCCCGCAACTAAAATGGTTGGTCGAATCGAAGACAATTCAAACAAAAAGTCCGCAGCCAAATCTACACATTCAGGACTCAAATCAATCTTACTATTAACAACGTCACCAAGAACAAAAATTGCAGTTGTCGGTGGTGTCTTTAAAAGTTCACTAAACAGGTGAGAAAATACCTCTTTGTATTCTTCATGCCTTTTTGTAAGACGAATATGAATGTCTGATAACTGAACTACATGACTGAATTTTTGATTTACCGTTAAATGTGTTATTGCCATAAGTTATGATTGGTTTTACTCTCAAATCCTTTATCAAATCGTAAAATAATTCTTCCCAAGGTTCATAATTACTAAGAAATCCTGCATGAACATATGAGAATCGAAGAGCATCCAATTCGGTTTTTGATGTGGTAAAATATAGTCTTGCTATATCATTATAATTTTCTCTTGTTATTTGGTTAGCTTTACATTTTGGTATTTCTTTTTCTATACCATTAAAATGTTGCCAATGATGCCTCCATTCATGCGCAATAATATTTTTTTGTGCGCCACTATCATATCTACTACTAACAACAATCGCTCCATGTATCAAAGAATAAGGCTTCCCATCAACATCATAGATTTCATTCTTTGAGGATGGAGTATAATAACTACCAGCTCTACCATCACCAAACGGAAAAAACAGTATTTCAGGTATGGGAATTGTTTTATCCACTTTTCTTCTAAGCCAATTTAATTCCAAGCTTTTCATCTATCTAACCTTGCCTTTATTATGTCAGAAAAATCAAATGCCTTTGAGTTCTCAATCAATTCATGTGTTGCTTCAAATCCAAGAATAGAGGGGTCTTTCTCTCCCAATCTAATCAAGTGAATATCAATTTGATTGACTTGTAAATCCTCAATTCTATCAAAAATATTCACAGCTTGTTTAAGAGCATCATTATCCAAAACAATGTTCACTCTTTTTACTTTGTGGTTAACAATGGCTAATTTTAACATAAATGTCAGGGTAGTTCCGAATAACGGTATAGCGTTGTTTCTTACAGCCATTGCATCAAACGTCCCTTCCACCAAAGTTATTGGTTCCTGCCAATTTACAAACAATTCAAATCCAATAATATCCTTGGACCAAGGTGGCAGCATATATTTGTATAAATTACCTTCATGGTAAGCTCTAGCTGCAAAGAAATTCACATTACCGTCTTTATCGTAGGATGGAACCAAAACTCTTTGCCTATAGGCGCCCTCTTCACAATAACCAATATTATAACGAATGATATCATCCATCGTAACTCGTCTATCTTTAAGATATGACATAGCGTGCCCGTAGTCGAAGGCATTTGACGGTTTCCAAAGAGGTATGAATTCATCCGGTAATGACAAATTTTTTAACCGTTCCTCTTCTTTTTCTTGCCGTTTCCATGACTTTCCTACGATTTTATACAATTCATCAAAATAGGAGTCTTTGACTTTAAGTTTATAAAAAAGAGAACGAATGGATTTACCACATGAGTTACAAACCCAACAATGCCATTCTTGGGTTCTTACATTGACTTCCAATTTCTTTTTATAATGGGAGCAAAAGGGGCAAAAATAAACCGCTTCTTCACCCTTGCGGATATAAGCAGTTTGATTCAATACCTTGTCAAGAAGGGAAAATAATTGCGACTCTTTTAGCATTGAAGAAATGCTATATTATAAAATCTTGATAGTCAAATTGTTATAATCCTATAGCAGTCCACATCAATGAACCACTCCAAGCTTGAAAGCTTGCAGTAAATCCGGTTGTTGTTAGTGGTGTACTAATGACAGAACCAGTTAATGGCCAGCTACCTGTCGGTTGTAAAGTAACAACATAATTTACATTAGAAAATGCTGTATTGAATGTCACTTTAGAACCTGTTGCTCCATTGGCATAATTTACTATACCGGCTTGAATTTGTGGAATGCCCGTTCCCCAAGAAGATGCACTTGCATATGATGAAGTTCCAAGAAAGTTTCCTTTAATACCACTTGCAGTTATATTACTTGCCCATGAAGCAGTGCCCCACACTGAAGCAGTAACCGGACCATTTACGAAAGATGCAGTAAGAGCTGTAGAAGCCCAAGACGAAGTGCCCCAAACTGAAGCAGTTGCATTACCACTCAAAAAACTTGAAGTAACCGACCAGCTTGCTGTTCCGACGAGTCCACTAGCCGATACGTTACTTGCCCATGATGCTGTACCATTCAGATTATTTGCCCACGAAGCTGTACCCGCCAAGTTAGATGCCCAACTTGCTGTTCCATTAAGATTGGTGGCCCAAGAAGCTGTACCGAACATTGAACCGGTTTGTGGTCCATTCAGAAAACTTGAAGTTAAGGAACTTGCAACTGTTCCTGTAATACCACTTGATGTAATATTAGCTGCCCATGATGCCGTTCCATTTAAATTGTTTGCCCAACTTGCAGTACCGGCTAAGTTGGAAGCCCAAGATGCAGTTCCCCAAGTTGAGCCTGTGTGTGGCCCACTAACAAAACTAGCACTTGTTGCAGAAATAATTGTTCCAATAATTCCACTAGAAGTTATATTGGATGCCCATGATGCCGTGCCCCAAGTTGAACCTGTGTGAGGTCCATTTGCAAAACTAGCAGTATTTGATGTTAAAGCATTTGACGCCCAAGATGCGGTTCCAAACATTGAACCTGTTTGGGAACCATTTAGAAAACTTGCACTCGTTGATGCACTCGCATATGAGGCTGATGTAGCAACCACCGCATAAAGAGCATATGATGCACTATCAGCCGGAGAAATATTTAAAGCATATGATGCAGTTATAGCAAACGAAGAAGTATCAGTTGGTGATATATTCAAAGCATACGACGCGGTTACAGCATTGGCTGCCGTAACATTCATTACTATATCAAGTTCATTGCCCAATCCGTCCGAAAATGATGACGATGGATATACAACCTGAACAAGTTGTTCAAAGGTATTTGCTGGTAGTTGGCCTGATAGATTATACGATTGATATACGTTTGACATATTTTAGTAAAAAGTTATCATTTATAAATATGGACAGATTATCCAAAAAGCGACGCAACTACAGCATCATACATATCACCATTATGTGCATCCCAATTACCATCCCTATTCAGTTTTTCAAACTTGGATATATTTGAAACAATTAAAGGAATTTGTTGTTTCACATATTCCTTGGGTTTGATTCCTTTTATTCTTGCTTTACCAAACACCTTTTTTCTCATGGTGTTGACGTTGCACAAAACAATGGGAAATTTAAAGGATTCGGACAACATATATTCAAAAACTGCGTTCCAACGGGAAAGAGTAATGATGGTTTGTTGGGAAGTCAAGCCACCACCAAAACCGGATAACGCGGCTTCAAGATTGATATGGTCAACCGAAGAAATCAAGGAATGTTTTGACAAGAAATCTATGACAAACTTTCCTTTTTCTTTGTTGGTCTCAAGTTTTGAAACATTAAGAAAACCTGCATCCATTACGGAACCGCTTTGTGCAAACGACCATCCAACAATGGACGTTGAGGCATCCAATCCAAGAATTGTTTTAAAAATCATCAATTGATTTTTTAATGTTTTCTGCCCTTACACTATTCATACTATATGAAGCTGAACATGCTAGAGGAACATATGAGCCTGTAAAAGCATAATTAGCATAACTCGAATTGGTTGTTAAAAACGATTGTCTCCACACCCATTTATTTCGAACATAACAATCAAATTCATTACTTTCCAATTCAATTTCCGGGTCAATACTGAGTTCAAGCCTTTTAATGGTTCCTTCATAATCATCAGAATGATTTTCAGGAAAAGGTTTTCTCATGTAAAAGTAACCATCTTTTTTCTTTTGTTCGACCATCCGAAGTTCTTTGGAAACTTGTTTTTTCAAATCCTTGACAGCTTTAAGATGGTTTTTCTTCAACTGAGCCAATTGATCTTTTTGATATTTTTGTAGAAATTCCTGAGCATCCAACCAATAACCCTGCTCGGCTGCTTCAAAAATTTCATCATGTTTTTTCTTATTATCTATTACTATACCAAGTAATTCCGATTTTGAAACTTTAACTTTTGATAGGGACATGTAAAACTCCTTGTGTAACTGTTTCTAATACATAGTCACACAAGGAGTATTTTAGAAATTTTAATTAACTTGGATGGGTGCTATCGTAAGGTGTGGTGTTTAATCCTTCTTCATATACAGATAGTCCCTCACCATCATTTTTAAATTGACTCACACCAACTTGCTCGCCAGCAATAAATGCGTTCTGATTGCAAAATTCAGCTTCTTGCTGACTTGTTATCAATTTGTCAGGGCCTACGGTTATAATGTTTCTAGCATTAAACGCTCCCCCTATAGGCTGAGTTGCATATCTGTCAGCTAACGTTATTGTTAACGATGGTCTTGATAAAGCGTTTGGCATATGTTATTTCCTTTTGTCTATAAATATAATTAGAAATCAATTTTCACTACAAAATTAATTGGAAAATCAGGGGTAATTTTGATTGGTGAACCTAATTTCGCTATTGCTACCAAATCACAACCATCATACAATCCAACCGAAGTGACCGTTGGTGCCAAGTATGAGCCTGTAGGGTCGTTTCTTGAGTGTTGAGAATACTCCGAAAAGGTGGAATTAATCATCGGTGGCTGACCACGAAGCGTTTTACTATTCATGTAATCTATAATATTCGCTAAAAACTTATTTTGTGAGTTTGGAGTGATATAGGTCTCATAATTTTTTTGAGTCAATCTATAAATGAAATATTTCCATAGAATATACATGTCATTATAATTGATTTTATTATCATTATTGAAATCCAAATCCCCATACATTGTATTATTAATCATGGAATAACTCGATGAAAACAAACTGTCCGTCCCAAACCAAGAAGATGAATACATGCTATATACGGCCGGTTCTTCATTGGTGGTGGTATCAATGATGGAAGAACTCCAATCCATGCTAGGTTGACCTGTCGCAGTACTGCTACTTTGATAAGCCATGTATCTGAGTAATACGTCTGCATCTTGAAAATCAAATCGTCCATTTTTGTTTATATCAAATTCAGCTGCTGGAAAGATGATTGCAGTGGGATTTGTACTAACATTAAATTCTCCTATATCCACAGGACAAACAACTTGTTTCTCAAAGATTGTTTGAGACGATGTAAATTCGATGTCATATGCATACTCATTATTAATGACTGTATTACTCAATTGCAAACCTCCAAAATTTGAACCTGAAGTCATAATGATTATTTTACCATTTCTGTAAAAACTATTTCCCACATAAAAATTTGGTCTAAGATTTTTAAGATTGTAAACATAAGCTTTTCCACTGAGGTCGCCAAGAATGTTCACACTACCAGTAAAACTTCCTGTAGTCGAACTTAAATCCATGACCACGGTTGAGCCGGATATAAGCATTGGCGAACCAATCACAATAAATTGATTGGAAATGTTTGCATCCCACCCATAAACACGATAGGGTGACAAAAATTGTTTTTTGACTTGATAAATGTTGGTTATACCCCAATCTACATTGGTTGTATCCGGTATCGAACCTGTGATTTTATTGTACAAAACAAACTGGCCGTTTAAAAGCGCATCAACACTATCTCCACAAAACCATTGTTGAAATAAAGACCCGCGCAGATAACATATTGAGGCCGACAAAGCATTTATTTTTGGAACACCTGCCACAGCATATTGGTCATAAACCCCAACGGACCAACCCAACATGTTATTGTCAATAATTGTTTCATTGCCATAGGATTTTCTAGCCAAGTAATAACCATAATTTGCATTAGCACATCTTTCAAAAAAATACACCGAACCCTGTGCATACAATGACCCACTTTCATATTCCTGTATTATTCTGTCGGTTGGCGCTCCCACCATTACCGTATTACCATACATTGAAACCGAATGACCGAATGAATCATAAATGTTTGGATAATTTGAAACTAGGGGAAGAGTTGGATAAAATGGAAGCGGATAAATTGAGCTACTGTCAGGCAATAAAGTAAACGTATTATTCCAATTAGTACCATTAAATTCGTAAACATAAGCCCTAGATTGACTTGGTTTCGAGCTACCCACCACCATACTCCAACTAAATGAACACGATGCTTTATTCATTCCTATACTTGCACCAAAATTGTCACCACCGCCAATGTCAGAAGGTATGGGTAATGTTTGAAATAACGACCAACTTAAATTGTTTCCATTATACTTTCTAAACATGAACACGGCGCCTTGACTGCCCGATTCATTTGGTGAACCAACCGCAAGCCATTCATCATTTAATGATAAAGAATAACCAAATGACGAGGTTACAGTCGTATTTGGGTTGTATATTGTCGTCAAATAAGGATCGGTTCCAATAATTCCTATTACTCGGATAGCCAATCCTGTAAGAGTAGTGTAAGTGGTTGATATATTCACATTTCCACCACTATTTGATGTGGGTGATATGGCTATGTTTGCCCATTCAGACCCCGGAATGGATAAGTCCATTGTTTGAAACATTACAAATGTATAATTTTGTCCTGCTGGAACATTGGCTTGAATGGTTATAAAGCCGTTGAAAGATGAAGAACCAATGATTGTGGGTTGTAATCTTTTAGCATAAGGATCAATGTCCAAAGTGGATACATCAAAGAGGTCAACATATCCTGACCCTGTATAGAATAATGACTCCGTTATAAATGTAAATCGACTTATAAAATAGGGATTGCCGACAGCCAATAAAGTCCCACGCAAATCCAAAGCCCAACCGTAACCATCTTCTGATGCCGAATAATATTGTCCGACATCAACCGCTAAATCCAAATCCGCAGTATAAGGAACGGAACCTGTGTATTCTGTTTGCAAGTAATAATCCGGCCCGGTTGAAGCAGTATTATTGGCTTCAGTTGATAATAAAATCAATTCGGGTGGGGTCAAAGGTCTATAAAGAGTCGTTTTGACATCATGAAGGTCCGAATTAATATTATATTTGTATATTTCTACCGAACCGGTTCTAATCAGACTGCCGGTTAAGGCATTATAACGAAAAGGATTGGGATTTCCAACTGCTGCCCAATATCCATCGCATGTTACTGACCAACCGAAATTTTGATTAGAAACATTTGCAATCATAGCTATAAATAGACCAAGAATGCAAGCTTTATGCCAACACTCTTCCCCAAGTGCAAACAAATGACAAAGTTAATGTTTGAACATTAGTTTTTGTTTGATTTTGAGTGAATACACAACAAAAAGCGTTACTACCGGGGCTACCAAGTCCTATTGTTCTAAGGTCATTTTCTGCTAATAAATTTGTTGAAAATGTTGCGCTTTTATACGCTGTAAAACTAAAAGGTACGTATGCATCCATGCTCGTAGCCGCTTGAGCATTCGATGTTCCTGACCTATCTACAACTACTCCCGAATTTGGATTTGGTGTAGAACTATTTGAAACAAATATATTAGGAGTACCTGCTGGATCCAACCATGCTGTGCCAGTAGTACCGCCACCAACATCTATAACTGAAATATAATACCCACCTACATTCTGATATCCGGGCACCAACGAACCCGTCCCCCATCCTACTATAGAAGCTGTAAAAGGTACCCCCGGTGAATTAGCATATGGCGTTACAGCAATATCCAATTCATAAATGAGTCTCATTTTTTGATTGGCAGCAATAGAAACAGTAGCAGGTAATAACACTCTACTGAAAACATGACTATTAGGAAAAGAAGGAGCATAAACAGAATCATAAGTATATCCGACACCCACTTCAGTAAAAGTAACAGATGAAGTTTCATAATTGAAATCCCAAGACCTTCTATTTTGAACGACGTTCCCTACGTATGAAGTTCCACAATACCCTGTGCCTGAAAACAAATTATTATATCCAACAAGATGAATAGGAGCTTGTAATCCTGTCTGAGATGTTTTAAAAATTGTAAAAGGTTGTAAAACAATTGTTGATGAAGGTGTAATCGAAGCAGATGTATTTGATACAGCTAAAATTCTTACTTCTGAAGCATCATCAAAATGAAGCATATCTCCAACTTGAACTGCTGATGACCATCCACCGGAAGATCCGGTTAAACTTTGAAGACCTGTAGGACCGGGAACAAATGTGAGAGTTGTGCTGGCAACAGAGCCAGAAGAATCTCCTGTATAAATTGAATTTACTGCGGTTCCATTTCCAGCAAAAGCCACATTCATTGCATTTCCATAATTAAAACTATATAAAGCATCCATGCCTTGATTTAAAATTAAATTCTTTTGCCAATCCTTTTGCTCCCATACAACATTATTATCTTTATCAATAACGGAAACTTTATATTTACCACTTAAAGTTTGACCGATTGATGTAGGAGGTATAATTTCCTTTTGGGGTTCTCTTAAATTTACTTCATTCATAATTTCCTTTCACTGTTACTATACATATTTGTTACATTAGACTTCCCTGATAAAATGCTATACTTGTAGTCACTTGATTAAAACTCATTGTTTGTGGGAAAGTTGTCAATATACGACTTCCTGTGTAGAAAGCCAAATACGTTGAGGCTGAATCAAAACTTGCCGTTTGTGGGAACGTCGTTAATAGAATACTTCCTGTATAGAAAGCCAAATATGTTGAGGCTGAATCAAAACTTGAAGTAACTGTAGTAACAGTATTTGTTATAAAACCCGTATTAAACGCCAAGTTTACGGTTGGAATATCTGCAAGACTACCTGTGACCGCTACCATTGTAACTACGTTTTGCATGGAAGCACTATAAAATGATATACTATTAGTTATAGTATTAGAATATGGAGGGGCATTAACCACACTACCAGCAAAAAATCTCACAGACAAAGATGCGGTATCTGTTCTTAATTGATTTTCAACCTTGCCTGAATAAAAATAAACAGACACATTGGATGTGTCATATTCAATTTCTGAATTATTTCCCCAATACCAATCACAATATGATGAAGAGGAATGTGCATCAAAAGAATTTGAGAAATAACCAAGTTCCTGTTGGTGGGAAAATATATTTATTCCAGCAAACAAATTACCGTTTCCATCATCCATTATGATATATGGGTTGTCGGAAGTGTCAACATGCAGATTGATTGTATTTGGTACAATTTTATCACCAAATACGATTCTCGGAACATCAATTAATTGAATTTGGTCAGTTAAATGCCTTTTGGTTTCAGACAGTTCAAAATCAACATTTTCTTCGCCCCATAATTTGGTGGGGTCTTTATAATTATTGTAAAACATTGTTTTAACTTGAGCATAAATCGACCTCTTGTATGTTCCGTCCGGATTTTTGGGTTCAGAATCGGGATACACAATGGAATTGGTAATATTTAATCCCTGCTCCACCGTTGCTAAATCATAAGGCATCGGGTTTAATGCAATGCTGCACGAACTATTAATTACAGGAAGTCCACTTCCATCACCGTAATCGATATATTGCAATGCAATGGCATAGCCATCTTGGGTAAGAAGCAAATTGTCACCCGCATCGGTATTATTCAATGCTTGTTTCTTTGTTGCATTGAAAGGCGTCAACTGAACCTGATATTTTTTAAGTAATTTTATCATACATCCCAAATAACAGGTCCTAGAGTTTTGTCTTGATCCCAAACATCCGGGTCAGTATTCCACGTTACTATTCCACTCGAACTACTGACGACGTTTGAAAAGGAAGAGGTACCAAAAAGATTGGCCGCATAAATTTTATACCAATATACTACACTAGAAGAAATATTGGTATCCAAATAATCAATTGTATTAACTGATTGTAATACATTATAATTTATGCCATCGGTTGATTTTTCAATAACATAATTATTTACAGGCCAAGGATTTATATTCCACGTCAAATATAAAAATGGACTATATATGATGTTTGATATAAACAATCTTGGGGTATCAGGAAGGCTTAATGTATTATAGTAATCGCAATAACCACTACTACCTGTCACTATATTATTTGAATATTCCCCCAATTCCTGTTGATGAGAAAATAAATTGATGCCAGCGAAAACATTGCCATTTCCATCATCTTTAAAAACATAATTATTATCAGTCGTTGTATCATACATGACAATGGTATTGGGAAGAATTTTTTCCCCAAAAACTATTTGAGGAATTTCAAACATCTTAAATTTATCGGTTATGAATCTTTTTGTTTGAGAATTTTCAAAATCAAGATTTTCCAATCCCCACATTTTTGTGGGGTCCCGATAATTGTTATAAAACATACCATAAACTTGTGAATAAACACACCGTTGATATGTTCCGTTGGGATTTTGAGGGTCGGTTTCAGGATAGAAAATTCCTGTAACATTTAGTCCATCTTCAAATGTGGCCAAGTCTAGCGATTGCTGTTCTAATGCAATATTACAGGCACTAGCGGTTATTGGATACTGAATTCCATAATCAATATACTCCAAAGCGACAGGCAAGCCAGCACTCCCACTATGTTCCATGAGAATTAAATCATCATTTATTACATTGGAAAGTTCCCAATTTTTTGTAACAACGAACGGTGTGGTTTGCGTATCATCTTTATGGAGTGACTTAAGCATTTCATTATTTTAGAAATCAAGTCTTACTTTAATAAGCAATTCATTATCAAATGTTTTCATTGCGGGTCGGCTGAGTTTGCCCACCGCAACCAATTCATTGCTAGCATCATATAGACCAACAGTGGTAATATATGTTGTCGGATTTGTAATAAAATCAGCATTGTATATGGTTCCAGCCGCATGAATACCATCTGTTCCATTATAAACGTATGTTGGATTGTTGGAATAATTAAAGTCAAGATTCTTTACTCTCACAAAATAATGTTGGGATGGAACATATTCACTCTTGCGGACAGACATTGTACCACCTGCATTTTGAATTGCCCAGAAAAATACCTTGTGATTTACAGTGGATGGAACCAATGCTGATTGACCCGGAATGGCTATGCCAGCAATACTGTTGGTGCAATAATTTGCTATACATGTGGAAACAGGTCCAACTGTTCCTGAAAGATTATTTAAACCTATTAATTGATTAATGACTTGTGCATTAAATACAACTACACCGTCTTCCGGATAAAATAATCCAATACCCTGATAGGCTGGCGAAATATTTGTTGATTCATTGATGGATCCCGTTATCAAATTGTAAACCGATGAAGCTTGAGCCGTAAAAGGCGAATCATCTATTAAAGTAATGGAACCGTTGGAACCAGTCAGTGTAATTTGAAAAAGTCCTTCATCGACTTGATCTTTCATTTTATAGGATGAAAAATTTATAACAAATATGTCATATCCTGTAATCATTTGAGGATTGGAATTACTCCCTGATTGAAATTGAAATAATCCTGTTTCACCTTCCCCAAGCAATAAATTTTGATATTGTGTATAGATAGCTTTTGGTGCAAAGGCTAAAATACTCCCCGTATCCAAATTAAAATCACCACTACCTGACGCTTCGGCATTATAATTGCCATAAGCTACCGAAAAGTATGGGTCATTGTTGGCATATGTGGTAGCATCCGGAAATGCATTAAGATAATACATGGTTCTACGAATATCGTAAATGGATGATCCAAACGAAGGTGATGGTGTTGCCGATGATTGGGTTAAAGCAAAAAAATCGTCAAGCAAGGAACTTTGGGATAAAAAGGTTGCACCTTCCGGCCAAAGTCCACTTGTCACAGTACTTGTTCGGCCTGCAACTATGTCCGTAGGATCAAATTGATTAAATATCATATATCGTTATATTTTGTTATGTTGTTGTATTAGTAGTTGTTACCGGAACCGTCACCGTGACTTCAATGCTTACACTACCACCGGATTCGTTACCAATAATGGTCAACATTGTGGAAGTGGTCTGACCCAAACTACTATTTGGAATAAAAAGAAAACTCTGCCCCACGACCACCTGTGAACTAGCCGAATTGATATCTCCTGCAAAGGAAGGAATTGTACTAGATACAGAATTGATTGAATTAGCTTGAGAAACCACCAATACACCCACGTTTTTATTTCCAAGAATAGCTGTGTAACCGAGAGTAAGATTATAGGGTGGGTTGGTTGAAGGAACGATACTAATTTGACCGGTGTAATTACTAGCCACTGAAATTTTATCTTGTGCAATACTGATGACAGGAATAGACGTAACACCCTGATTAAGACTGACCAATTTATATTTCATTACCTGCGTTTCATCGGAAACAGGTTCAAAAACAGGCGTATTTCTTATAGCAATATCATAAAAAGCGCTGCCGTTGGGATGATTCGGCTGATAAAGTGTATAATCAATTTCATCATCCGCTAAGGCAAATGAGGTAATGTTTAAATTTCCATTCTGCGCCAAAAGTTGTCGCCCCTTTTGGGTAAGAATAGCATCTACGGTTATTGTTTGATTGTCTATGTAAGCCATATGGATTTCTCTCTTCCTCTATAAGTATTCTCTTAAATGTGTTTTTTCCTATCTTTCCATGATTGATTTATTTTATTAATAAACATTAAGTTGGTCTGCCACTTTGATGAATGCGATTTCTGTGACCACCGCTGCCTCCGGGGTTTGTTATGGAGGTTTTTGTCACTACACCGCCCCCGCCCGATGGAGTTATTTGCCCCACTGTTGAAGAAGGAACGGTTTGAATAACGTTGCTTGCGTTGACAACATTAACATTACTGACATTAGTTGACTGAATGGGTAAACTTCCATCATTGACCCCATTACTATTAATGGTTGAGTTAGATGTTTCTTGGCCTTTGATAAAGATACCTTGGTTATACGTTCCATATTTTGTCTTTGAAAACTGCTGACGTTTGTGAGAATAATGATTTCTAGGATAACCGGAAGCCAATTCAAAATACTGCGATACAGGATTGATACTTAAATTAAATATGGTTTTAATAATAGGTGTAAGACTGTTTGCTGAAGCAAGTATATTACTTACTGTTTGGTCGGGAGTTTTAAGAAATGTATTAGCTCTATGGAGATACGACCCTGATGGCCCAACACCAGCATTGTATGTATAAGACAGACTTGAACTGTCATATTGAGGCAAATACACCAAATCCGTAAAATAGACCAAATTCCTCATATAATGTTCATCAAATATGACATACTTGTAAAGATACAACGATGCCGATGAATACGCATTATCTGCTGGATTATCGGAACGAATATATTCTCCTGTCTTAGAATAGTAATAGTATCTGTCCCAAACCTTCATCATATAGTAAACGATTGGATGGTTTCCCTTATTGAAACCTGAAAAGAAGAAATTAGAATAATTGACACCATGATCAGGTTCAACCATAAATCTACCGTTATCTGTTTCATGTGTCACCGACCCATGTATTGGAACCGTATCATTGAAAGGCAGTGGGCCACCGATTGAAGCGGTTTCCCATAATCTAGGGAGAAGTTCAAAATCAGGATAAAAAGAATGTTGAATCTTATCCATATAATCACTATAATATCCGCTTCCCATATTGGAAGGTTTTATCTCAGTAGGATCATTTATATATTTGAAATCTATTACTTTACTGTAATTTGGAGGCAACGAATTCCTCGTTGTTTGTTGTAATTGTGGAGACCCACTATTAATCAACGTCCAATCGGTATTAAAATCGGCCCAAAGAAGATTCTCACCAAAATTATAAATATTCTTGATTATCGTTGGCGTTTTGTAAGAGATATCAAGACTAGCAGTTATTGGCCTATTTTTGTATTTTGGTCTTTCAAGAAGTGTCGGTTCAATGATCACACCTGTATAAGCATTTGCTCGGGCAGGTATGACATTCTTTATGGTTTGAAAAATGGATTTATCAAAATACAGTTTATATACGGTCAACAACTCATTAAAGTATGTTCTCTTGTTACCATTAGTATTGTATTCATAATTTTTATTGACTAATCCATAATATTTGTTTTCATACAAGTCAGATGGATCCCCAATGAGACCCATAATACCACTTTTGCCCACATATCTCAAAATATCCTTGTTCTTGGAATCTTGTGGGTCAATAAAGAATCCAAGTTGATTGGATTCACCTGAAACGGTTATATCGGGGTTATTGGTTGACCTGTCAAATGGATCAAGCCGAGCATCAAGGTCATAACTTAATGTTCTAATTCTTGTGTTGTTGTATTTGTTTGGTCCAAACTTTGATGCATCAATATCTTGTTGATATGTCAGTTCTTGAAATTGATATGGATACACCGATTGAGAAAACCACTGACAGATTGGATAACCAACAAAAGAAGCCGAAAAAGCGTTGCCGATGGCCTCCGGAAAATTATAAGCAAGTATTTTAACGGAACCAGTCGGGTAATAAGGCTGCCAATATTGAGCAATAATATTTAATGATGCAGAATATAGTTCATCATCAATGTTATCAGCACCCCATGCATCATACCAATGACTGTAGTTGGTTGGTAATTGATTCCACGGAGTAGTTGGCATAACATAAGGGAACCCATTAACATAATAATTTGGAATACTGTAATAAGGCGATTCATTATTTATCCACACAGAACCACTATAATAATACATATTTTGTGGATAGTCCCAATTTAATCTTACCCACAAATGTTGATACGGGGCTGAACCACTATAACCATATGAATTTAGGTCGTTCACATGTTCTTCAAAATCATCATCGTCGATAGGAACATCCCAAATCAACAATTTATCCAATGTTCCTTTGAACATCCCATTACTCAATCTGAATCTTCCGAATTGAGAAAAGACATCATTATCCGAATCATAAAAAATCGCGCTTGAAGTCGATTGAAAAATTGTTCTTCCGTTTTCATTTCTTTGAACGGTCAAATCATATTCAACAGGAACAACATTTGGGTCTATGGCTGGGTCAAACAAATCGTTTGGATAATTTCTTCTTAACATTACACTGAAAATATCACCATTAAAAATTGGCAACACACTGCTGGTTATGTTGACGCCTGATGACCCTGATCCCATTTGGAATACGACTTTTCCTGTATATTGCCCCGGAACTCTATAAAATCCCAACGCCCAATTGAAGTTAGCAGAACTTGAATATGGATATGGAATGCTAGTAAATAATGGAAAAAACTGAAAGTTTGGATAATAAATGTTCTTTGGGTCAGAACCAATGGAAAATTTGAATTCCGTGGTCATTGTTGAATACGGTATCGGTCCCTCAACATAATCACCCACACCTGAAAATTGAAGCATGTAGGTTTTTTCATCCAACTCATATGTGGGGGCTGTATCACTAGCATAATCCGTTCCACCATATTCCCTTATTGTAAGCATTGATGATGGCAAACCATAACACGATAACAAATAATCCACACACTCTTCAGTTCCCTTGGTTTTATAAATGCCCGGCAAATTGACAAGAATACGATTCCATATGGTTTGAAGTCTTTGTTGGGAAGATAAAGCATTGTAAGATGCCGAATCCATACTGTTCAAATATACCTCATCGAGGTCCAACGACCCGATGATATCATCAACATCCCAACCAAAGGAATACAACATTTCCTTTAAAGTATTCATTGGCAGACTTGAACTGATTTCATTTTTTACCTGTCTTTCAATAGGCATGGCTGCAATGTAGATGTAGATATTGTCAAAATGATGACCTATCATGTTCAAAAAAGTCATATAATCCGAATAATTTTTTTGGTCATCAACGATATATTGAGGTATATTGGATGCCAAGCTGTCCCGGTTATTGGCGTCATATTCACCAGCCCTAGCATATTCCGAACTCACATAACTTGCACTATAAAATGACCCGGATTGAAAATTGTATTGATATCTTCCTGTATTGAACAAATACGACTCGAAACCATCAAATGAATTGATTAATTGGGTGCTTTGAGTGGTAAAACTACCCAATTCACTGTAATAATATTGATAAGGTATCGAAGATGACAATGAAGCATTGTATCGGTTGTTAAGTTCTACTATCGAAGAACTTAAAGCGGTCCATTGAATCATTTTATTTTGAAAAATATTGAGCCGATTTTGTGCCGATGAAAATATGATAAAATTATTATACTTGGTATAATCCGTATTTAATTCAGCAATCTTTTTATTAATTGTAATACTACTTTTTACCGCCGATGGATAAGATAGGTCGTTGGCTGAATATAAAGTATTTGACCCTTCTTTACTGATAAAATTTTGTGTGGCTCCAAAATTCGGAGGAGAAATTGTTATAGTCTGATATTGAACCGGCGATTGTAAAATAGCAGTAAATATATAAGGCACCATGCTAAAATTGGACACCCAACAGGTATCCTTTATGGCAATGTCCGAAGGGAGTGCGGCTGACAACTTTACAATGAGCGTAAGCGGGTCGGTGAGATTTATTCTTTCATCAAGATAATCATGAATCAATATTGAATAATATTTATTATTACCAAAATTTAACACGTTTTTAAGATACCCAAAATATTTGTCTTCGTAACTTAACTGCAATGGGTCCACCCTAACATTATAAAAATATGTTACAAAAAAATCATAACAAAATTGTCTAGCATCCTTATATCCTTGGTCTTGTGAATTTAAAATTTGACCGAATTGTTCATTTAGTCTTGTATTTACAAAGCTTATGTATTGCTGCTCAAGGTCATTGAAATCAGCAATAAGATTGTAATTTTGTAACAAGTAATTGCTATAATATGTTCTGATACCTTGAATTCTTTTAATAGTGACAGGTTGTGTAACCGTTGATGGTGTTGGTGTTGTAAATGTATAACGTATGTAATCCTCATACATATTCCTTAACAAATTTATCACCGAAGCATCATCATTAAGAAAGAAAACAAACTTTAAAAAGGAAATACCATTTTGATATCGATTCAAAGAACTCATTTCCTCATAAATCGCATCATAAGGAAAATTTTTAGTAATGGATATCAAAACAGGAGAAACATCACTGACAGGAAATTTCTTGACACAAAAAGAACTATATTCAATATCAAATGTATCAGATGGTATGAGTTTGATTTCTGTTCTTGACGGAGAAATATCTTTAATGGTCAGCGATGCGGAAGGATTACCGGCCATCTGTCTTACAAAATTATAAGATACTACATAATTTCCGCTGGTAATTCCTATTCCATTCAAATCAGACGAAGGCTGAAACAGTATCGAATTGTTTTTGTAAAGAGTGAATGGATTGACCAATTGATTATATGAATAACTCACAGGTATATTGAGATTATTCAAATACGTCAATGTGACCGTTTTCAACGTTTTATCTTGGTCGATTGTTCCCCACTTTACAAGTGTTTGGTCATCGGTAGAATACGTACCTATTTCAATAACATCATTGGTGGAAAGTCCAAACCAAACGTCTGCACTTTGGGATACATACAATAATGATGTATCCTGCACGCTCAAAACCGAAGCGGATTGAACGCTGCCTGTGTACTCACCTAAAATTGTATATGGTAATGACATATTTATGACGATGGTGGATTTTGTTGTTCAAGCTTCATAGGAAGATACGGATATATCGTTTGAAAATCCGTTGGAACAGAACCCTGCCCCAATTGAATTCTAAGACTGATTATCGTATTTTCAACAGATTGCATATCAGCAGAACTACTATTAATTGAACTACTAGCCACCACTGCGTTCAATTGACTTTGCAATTGAGTGTTTTTATATGTAATTGCATTAATTTGGTCAATCGCTGCTTGTGGAAATAATACCGACGAAGAGACCGAACTTGTTATTGGAACAAATTCAGTAAATGTTGGATCATAAAAAGACAACACCTTCGAATTGTTATAAACAAAATTTCCAAGTGGAAGACTAAAATACACTTGTTGAAAAATAGACGAAGACTGATTCAAAATTTCGTTACCTACATTATCAAATTGATAATTGTATGTACCGTAATTTAGAAACCTTGCTACTTGTTGACTGAAATCTGTCATTTTCTTATCTCACAATTTTAAATATATTATCGTGATCAATTGTATTGATACTTCCACTTTGTTCGACTTTGATTAAAATCCTAAAATATCTTTCTTGTGGATAACTCGTAGTATCCAATAAGAAATAATTTCCGTTAGAATCACATGATATCTGAGTATAATTATCAAAATCGAGTATTATTTGCTCAGTTTCATTATCTTTAATCGCGTAGTATGACGATGTAGGCAAGTATTGTGGAATAAGAAATTGTGTGAATTGTGTTTGTCGGTCAAAATTTTTAAGAGGGAATTCAGGACGAGCAAAAACCCTTACTTTTATAATGTTACCGGCATTTACAGACGGTGGAAGACTCTGAATAACCGTCGTAAATGCACTTCTAACATCGACAGGAGAAAGACTACTTGAAGTAATGTTAAGACTGCTCGTGTAATCATAACTTGATGTTAATACACTGCCTGTAAACGGTGCATGAATTTTCATACCCGCTAGAAATCCGTTAATAAATATACCATCAAAAATACCATAATTAAAAACATTATTACTAGCCGACAGGCTTGTTATGGATCCAAAAGCAGGCCCACTTACATACGAACCGGAAAATATAACATTTACAGCCGTTGGAAACATTGGTTGAGGCGAATAACTTGCACTAATGCTGGTACCAAGTATCATGGATTCATTCCAATTACCAACCAACCATCCACGACCAAGGATATAGCCTCTAAAAAGACTTGAAGTAAATACACTTCCACTAAAAAGACCATCTATCAATGTTCCCATCACATATGACATGGTTGCCATTGTTGGCCCACAACCATCCAGCTTTATAGACCCCGGCCCAAATTCATCTTGAAAAACATGGTCGCTCGTCCAATTATATTGATTAAATTCATTAAATGGATGTCCCCACCCATATATGTCATGTCCTTGATATTGAGTTTGGTCCTGACCACCTTGTAAATATGATAATTGAGATGATATAAATGACGGTACATTGGGACAGGGCGGATACATTGACGGGAATTGGCCATCAATAACCCAAAAATCTTCATTTGAATTAACCAAATAAGCTTCATCATCACCTGCTCCGGGATAAAATGGAGCAGAATAATCTGAATCATTTACCATATTAAATGCATGTGGGTGGCATTTTCTGCATTTTTTAATCAAGGTAACTATTGAACTACTGACTGAACCGGAAAAATCACCACTAATGGACATGCTGGTTATTAAGCAATTGGCTCCTGTAACACTAATTAGTCCGCTAGCTGAACCACTAATACCCATAGTTATATTACCCACACCACTAAAACCACCATAAATTGAACCACTGATGGAACCGCTATCCGATACTATTCCTGATACGCCTGCTGGAATGGTAGCAACATTTATACTTGAAGTAACAATACTACCGGTTGACCAAGAAAAATCACTCCACCCCACATCCAAAATTGGTTCATAAATGGTATTGGTATCCTTGCTGAAAAAACGCAAGCTCATACCCGACCCTGTTGGTGCAAATTCATCACTACTAATCAAAACAATACCATTGTTGGGCACCGTTCCACTCAACCATGCATTGACAATCGGCGTAACATCCATATTAATGTCACCAACCTGATAATTGAACGATTGTGTAATACCCAATGATTGCACATACGATGACCCTGTAACCGCCCAAGGCGTTCCACCATCATAATCCCTGTATAACCAATTAGCTCCTTGTGTTGAACCCCCATCAGACACATAACCATTGCCCATAACCCAACTCTCAGAGATTGGAAAAGCATAAACATTGTATTGAATAGGTAAGTTAAATTCCCTTGCCACATATAACTTGAGTCGAAAAACAGGGTCAATAATATCCCCATTGGCAATTGATTGAGAAATTGATGTCAGGTCAAACTGAACCAAAGCTCGATTATTATAAGTATCTGTAACAACCTTTGTGGATTGAATATCCAAAATATCGACTCCAGCTATATTTCCTATTAAAATTTGGCCTGTAAATCCACTAATGGAACCATTGAATATACCTGTAAAACTAGAAGACAAACTTCCCGAAATCAAGCCATTGATGGAACCACTACCTGCCATTACCGTTTGCCACGTTGAAAACCAATTATTGTATTCGAACAATAAACCATCCCATGTGGAACCTGTTGCAAGGGAGTGAATGACAATACTACCACTGAATCCAGCTATACTTCCTGTCGCATTGGATGAACTATAAGGCACACCATTCACCCATCCCACCAAACTGCCTATAAAACTTCCTGAAAAATAATCAACAATAAAAGAAACAGGATCGACACTCGTATCAAAAACATAACCTAAAATATAGGATGCAGAACCATTGAAAGAAGCGGTAGCAAGGGAACCTGAAAATCCCTGAACATGTAAATTGGTAACAAAGGAACCCGAATTAAATGGATAAATTGTGGTCGGAGAATAGACTTTCAGGGTGGTATTTTGAGTACCTACCCTTAAAATTTCATCCAAGCCAAAATTTAGGTCTTTGAAGCCTGTGGTATCGGTTATGAAAGTATCTTGTGATGGATAAATGAAATGGTGCATATTTACATCGTGGTTCCTTGTATATCACTATTTGGATATTTTACTTCAAAAATTGACGGGTCAAGAGAAGGATATATCATATCATTTTGAGTTGCGGCAGCAATATCATATGCCACCGGAGAATAATTTCCACCGTTGGTTGTCAATGGCGTTAAATTGGTAACATTCAATGACACAACCGTTTGAACTCCCTCAACCTTGGCAATTTCCAATCGTAAACTACTTAAACTGATGGGTTGTGAAAATTCCCATTTATTAATATCAAAGAAAGCCTGAACAGCAGCAATTGCATTGGCTAAGACATCTTTTTTATTATAACCTTTAAAAACACTGATGGTAAATTCCACACCTATGTTGATGATATAACCATCAATGACATTAATGCCATCCGTCAACATTCTATAACG